GTAAGATAGAGGAATCTGTTATTAATAAGATAAGAAGCAGAGCAGAGACAGGAGAAAAGAAGTATGGAGTAACTATGGAAAGAAATGATTTAACTTTACTACAGTGGATAAATCATCTACAAGAAGAGTTACTAGATGCTTCTGTATATATAGAAAAAGTGTTACAAGAATTAAAAAATAATGAACATAAAAGAACTTAAGGAAAGTATAGACAAATCATTTCAAGAAGAAACTACTAAAGAAGGTTATGGCAGAATTTCCTTCTCACAATACAGTCTATTTGCTAAGTGTCCTAAGAGTTGGGAGTTAGCTTACGGAAAAGGATTACGAACTTATTTACCTAGTATACACACCGCCTTCGGTACAGCGTTTCATGAAACGTTACAGAACTTTCTACAACTATATTTAGAAGATAAAAAATCTGAAGCTTTGTCTATAGATTTAAAAGATTATCTTAAAAATAAGATGCTTGAAGTATACACTTCTGAGCTTAATAATGTAGACGGAAAGCACTTCTCTACTCCAGAAGAATTAGCTGAATTTTATAAAGATGGTTGTGATATAATAAACTTTCTTAACTATAGAAGGGATTTATACTTTGATCCAGAAAGATATAGTATGTTAGGGATCGAGGCTCCTTTATTTCTGCAAGCTATCGAAACTAATGATAAAGTAAATATGTTATCATTTGTAGATATAGTTCTGTACGATAAGAAGTTAGACAGAGTTAAAATAGTTGACATAAAGACATCTACTAGAGGTTGGGGGAAATGGGCGGTAGAAGATGAGATAAAAGTATCTCAAGTATACTTATACCGACATTACTTTTCTAAACAATACGGATACCCTATAGATAAGATTGATGTTGAATTTTTTATAGTTATCAGAAAACTGGATAATAGAGTACAAATATTTACTCCTCCTATTTCTGAAGAAGCTCAACAGAGTGCGTTAGATAACATTCAGAGTTTTATAGACTACTGTTTTAATGATGACGGATCTTATAACTTAGATAATGAGTTTATAGCAATTCCTGGGGAGAGGTCTAAAAACTGTAAATTCTGTGAGTTCAAAGATAATTATGACTTGTGTCCTAAAGAGCAAAGACTGACTCCTGCTAAGTACAGAAAGTATTTAGAGAATAATAAACAATAAAAAATATATTTATACATAGAGTTCTAAATATAATATAATGGAGTTACCTAAGTTAGTAAAACCTAGACCCACTAAAAAGAAGATACTTCTATTATCAGATGACTTAAGACTACATTCTGGTGTAGGTACTATGAGTCGAGAGTTTGTTTTAGGCACTGCTGAACAATTTGATTGGTTTCAGTTAGGTGCAGCTATAAAACATCCTGACCAAGGTAAGATAATTGATGTATCTGAAGATGTTAATAAAGAGTTAGGCATCGACCATGCAGACGTTAAAGTAATGCCTTGGTCTGGATATGGAGACCCGCAAATACTAAGATATTTGTTAGAGACTGTAAAACCAGATGCTATACTTCATTTTACTGATCCAAGATTTTGGCAGTGGTTATATCACATGGAACATGAGATTAGACAGCAATGTCCTATAGTATATTATGCTATATGGGATGATACTCCGTTCCCTAATTACAATTGGTTATCTTACGCATCTTGTGACATGATATTGGGGATTAGTAAGCAATCCCACAATATTCATAATAATGTTTTAAGAAACAATAACCAAAAAGTAATAGACTTAGATGAACAATAGAACTATTTACACAGCCTATGTCCCACATGGTATAAACGAAAATGCTTTTAGGCCTATCGTAGAAGGGGACAAAGATTACGAAGATTTTATTAAGTTTAAGAATGAGTTCCTTTCTAAACATGATTTGAACTTTATTGTATTCTGGAATAATAGGAACATAAGAAGAAAGCAGCCTGGAGACGTTATCTTATCTTTCAGGCACTTTACAAACACTCTGAGTGAGGAACAGGCAAAGCATGTCGGTCTGTTTATGCACACTCAGGTCTCTGATGAGAATGGAACTAATTTAAAAGCAGTTAAAGAAGCAGTCTGCCCTGACTGTAATATTATTTTTTCTGATGCAAAGATTTCCTCTAAAGAGTTAAACTTTTTTTATAACCTATCAGATGTTACTTTAAATATAGCATCGAATGAAGGGTTCGGTTTAAGTGGGGCTGAGTCTATTATGGCAGGGACTCCTATCATAAATAATGTTACAGGAGGACTACAAGACCAGTGTAGGTTTGAGGACAGTGAAGGTAACTGGATAAACTTTGATTCTACTATAACTTCTAATCATACAGGACACTATACAAATCACGGGACTTGGGTAAAGCCTGTGTACCCTAGCAACAGATCTTTGCAAGGTTCTGTACCTACTCCTTATATATTTGATGATAGATGTAAGTTTGAGGATGTGTCAAAAGCTATAGGGTATTGGTATTATATAAAACCTGAAAAAAGAAAACAGCTAGGCCTTGAAGGAAGAAAGTGGGCGGTAAGTGAAGAATCTGGTATGTCATCTAAAGAGATGTGTAATAGATTTGTAAAACATATTAATTTTTTATTAGAGAACTGGACTCCTACTGAGAACTTTACGGTTACTAAGGTAGATAAATTTGAGAGTTCTTTTTCAGAAAATATAGGTATAACTTGGTAAATATGAGTAAGAGAGTTTTATTGTACGCACCTGTTAAGACAAGGTCTGGTTACGGAGACCACGCTAGAGACATTGCAAGATGTATTATATCCTATTCAGATTATGATTTAGAAATATTTCCTACTAATTGGGGAAATACTTCTTGGAATGGTTTAGACACTACTACTGAAGTTGGTAGAGCTATTGAGTCTCGTATTACTAAAAGACCTACACCCAATCCTGATATCTTTATACAATTGACTATACCTAATGAGTTTTCTAGATTAGGTAAGTATAATATAGGTATGACAGCTGGTATAGAGACTGATCTATGTAAGCCAGAATGGATTGAGGGAGCTAATAATATGGATATGCTTATAGGAGTCAGTGAACACTCTGTATCTGTTTTAAAGAACTCGAAATACGATAAACAAGATAAGACTACTAATCAGATAATAGGGTCAGTAGCCTTAAAAGAAAGTCTTAGAACGGAAGTTCTTTTTGAAGGTATAGACACTGATATATTTAAAAAGACTTCTAAAATAGACCAGGAAGTAAAAGATAAGCTATCTTCTATAAAAGAAGATTTTTGTTTTTTATTCGTAGGACATTGGTTAGAAGGGGATTTAGGCCAAGATAGAAAAGATGTCGGGATGCTAGTAAAAACTTTCTGTGAAGCTTTTAAAAATAAACCTTCTAGAACAAGACCTGCTCTTATATTAAAAACTAGCGGATCTGGATTCTCAGTTAGCGATAGGTACGAAATAAATAAAAAAATACAAGCTATAAGAGATACTGTAGATAACTGTCCGTCTGTGTATCTGATTCATGGACAGTTATCAGACCAACAAATGAATGGTTTGTATAACCATCATAAAGTAAAAGCGATGGTTAGTTTTACTAAAGGTGAAGGATTTGGTAGACCTTTATTGGAGTTTACAGCTACTGGTAAGCCTGTTATTGCTTCTGGATGGTCAGGACAAATGGATTTCTTAGACAGTAATATGTCCTACTTACTTCCAGGAGATTTAACTCAAGTACACAAGTCTGTAGTCAATAAGTGGTTTATGCAAGAGGCACGATGGTTTACTGTTAACTATGCCTATGCTATTAAAATATTACAGTCTATAGAAAAGAATTACTCTGAGGTTTTAAAGAGGTCTGAAGAACAGAGAAAGCACACGCTATCTAACTTTACTTTTGATAAAATGTCAAGTAAACTGCATCATATACTTGACAGTATTCCTGTTACTAAAGAAGTTCCTTTAACACTTCCTAAATTAAAAAAGATATAAATGGAAAATAGATTTACTTTTGATGAAATATCTCCTATAACTAATAATTTATGTGTTCTAGTAGATAAGGATTCGTCTACTGGATTATGGTCAAAACTATGTACAGAGTCTGGTTATACTACTAACTCTTTTTTAGTAGAAGGCTCAAAGACTTTAGAAGAGTTAAAGGAAAAGATACCTAAGTTTGTGTACGAATTAATCAAATATGATAAAGGGTATGCCTGGGTATTATCTATGAACTCTACTAGTAAGGCTAGTATGTTCCCTATATTAGACACGAACACTTCAGATTATAAATGGCAAGTAGTTCCTTTTAAGATGCTTAATGAGGAGGAGTCTAAAAACTATCCTAATCCAGATAAGCCAGGAGAGTTTTACAATACTGTAGTCGATTTTGAGAATGCTTCTACTTTTGATAAAGATAAGTTTCTGGAAGCTTTTGATCAGTTTATGTTAATATCTAAAGAAGATGAGTAGTACTATAAGTTTCCTAGTTACAGTTTGTGACGAGTTTAGGGAGTTAGATCGACTACTAAAGCAGCTTTCTACTGGAAAAAGTGCGGGAGATGAAATAGTAGTAGTCTACGATTCTAATAAAGTAACAGACGATGTAAAAGAAATTCTTGTTAATTTTGATAATAAGATAGATAAGTATTCCTATCTTCCTTTTGACTTTAAAGGAAACTTTTCAGATTATAAGAACTTCGGAAATAGTTTATGTAAGAATGATTGGATATTCCAAATAGATGCAGACGAGTACCTGTCCTTACACTTATATACTAATCTTCACAATATTATAAATGTAAATGAGCCTTCTAATATAGATCTTATAGCTATACCTAGAGTTAATATAGTTAAAGGTATAACACAAAAGCATATAGACTCTTGGGGATGGTTTATAGGTAGAGACGAGAACTACGCAGACTCAGATGAGTACGATACTTCTTCAGAGTCTTATAAGTTTCTTAAGGATAACGGCTTTATAATATCTGAGCATAATCACGCTGATAATATTAATGTAGTTAGGTATTACTGTCCTATAATAAACTATCCTGACTATCAGACTAGACTTTACAAGAATAAAGAAGGGATAAAATGGGATGGCAAACTTCATGAAAGAGTTGTAGGCTCTAACAACTTTGCCAGAATACCTGTAGATAATGATTTAGATATACTTCACTTTAAAGATATAGATAGACAAGAAAGGCAGAATAATTACTATAATACATTATAATATGGTTTTTTGGAGAACTTTTGGTAATGCTTTACATCCTATTAAACATGTGGATAAGTTAGGATTTTCTATAAAAGATCCATTTTATATACCAAATTTTTATTTAGAAGAGCAGTATTTTATTGTATTAAGGACCTGTATGGGAGTTGGGGATTGGGGCATTATTTCTGCAATGCCTAGAAAGCTCAAAGAAAAATATCCTAATTGTAAAGTTTTTATTCCTAATAAGGATCTTCTTTCTCATCTATTTGTACACTTAAAAGATAATTGGGATTCTTGGGATAACCCTTTTAACGTATCTGAAGTAGTCTTTAAGAATAATCCATACGTTGACGACTTTATAGATTACTTTTCTGAAGAGGTATTTAATGACCATTATAGAATTTATACTGAAGAAGAGGAGCCTTTACTAAAGCAGATTCTTAGGTTCTGGCAGTTTCGAGAAGATGAGATGCAAGATTTAGATCCAGAGATTTACTGGACAGACGAAGAAAAAAGTTTGGGGGATGCTATAATAAACCAACACACTGGAACTAATGACTTCTTTACAGTATTAATATCTAATAGGTATAAGGAAGAGGAGCTGCCTATAATACAAAATAAGATAAATGAGTTAAACACATTTAACTATCCTGCTTATTACTGGTTTTCTAATCCTAATATTAATTTAAACTTTAAAAAAGCTTTAGATTTAAGGCATGTGGATATAAGAGTACAGATGTATATAAAGTCTAAAGCTAAGTTTAACATAGGAAATCAAACAGGAGTACACGATACTATAGCACGTTACGCTCCTACCTATACTATTCCTAGAGGTGATCTAGGTTCCAATATTATAAATTCTCAAATATATTTTTAATGTACAATCCTAAAACTATCTTGGATACTATTCCAGATAAATTTGATTCAAAGACGACTACTTCTAAGAGATTTAAGACAGACTTGTATAACTTTATAGTGAAGAATGGTGTCAAAAGCATATTAGAGATAGGATCTTCAGTAGGGCATACAGCTTATTTTTTAGGTCACTTTGTAGATACGTTTTCTTGTGTGGAGCTTGATAGGTCTAGAGTTGATAGAATAAATAAGTTATGTGAAAACTTAGATAGTGTCGTATGTTATAGAAAAGATGTTTATAGAGATGCTTGGGGTTTTAAGTATCATGATATGATTATAATAGACTGTGTTCATTATTATAAGCATGTTAAAAGTGATATAGAGAATGCTCTTAAACTTAAGCCTATCTACTTAGTTTTTGACGATTATGGTTTAATACCAGAAGTTAAAAGAGCAGTAGATGAGTATGTTGACAGATCTATTTTACAGGTAGAGTTAAAAGTAGGTCATCCTATGTCTACGGAGTTCTATATGTGTAAGTCAGAAAATATTACTAAAGATAAAAGGTTAGCAGACTCTGAGGGTATAATATGTAAAGTATTATGAAAGTAGCTATATATACGTCCATATTCGGAAATTACGACAATTTAATAGAAGATCAATTACAGTTAGATGGCGTTGATTATATTTGTTTTACTGATGCTGATATTAAATCAAGAACTTGGAGAGTAGTCAAATCTTTGCCTATATATAATGATGCTAATAGGAATGCAAAAAAGTATAAGGTACTTCCTCATAGGTACTTAAAAGACTATCAGTATAGTATATGGATAGACGGTAACATAAAAGTTGTCGGAGATGTAAGAGAACTGATAGATGATTCTTTACATAAAGTCTTCGATCATAATCAAACTATCCTAGATGCTAGAAACTGTTTATACGAGGAAGCTAACGCTATACTACAGAAAGGGCAAGAGAATATGAGAATAACTCCTCATAGAGGTAAGTTAAACTATAAAGATAATCCTAAATTAATAACACAACAAGTATCCAGGTACTTAAAAGAAGGGTATCCTAGCAATAACGGTCTTGCTACTAATCCTATAATATTAAGGCGGCATAAAGAAAAGGAGGTGGTTGATGTTATGGAAAGTTGGTGGGAAGAAATAAAGTACAATTCTAAGAGAGATCAGTTAAGTTTTGATTATATATGTTGGAAGAAGAATTTTAAGTATTCTTTATTATTAGGAGATTCTAGAGATAATGAATTTTTTAAATCTATGGGTAAACATACAGGTAAAAAGTAAACAATGAAGATATACGAATACAAAGATTACGATCACTATAGAGATTCTCAAATAGAAGCAAATAAGAAAAAGATAAAAAATTCTTATGTAGATAAGAACTCTATAAAATATTTAATAGATTATTATAGTAATAGGTTTGGTAGGAGAGCTAATAAGATTCTTTGTCATGGTACAAGGAGAGGTTTAGAGCAGGAATACTTTAAGAAGTTTTTAGGTAAAGATATAGATATACTTGGTACAGAGATAAGCGACAATGCTAAAGATTACCCCAACACTATTCAATGGGATTTCCATAAGTCACAAGAATCTTGGCGTTCCTATTATGACATAGTATATTCTAATTCTTTTGACCATTCTTATAAACCAGCAGAATGTTTAGATGAGTGGATGTCTTGTATCAATTCTGAAGGTATTTGTATTATAGAGTATAGTCCAATATGTGATACAATTCTCAATAAGGTAGATTGTTTTTCTGGATCTTTACAGGATTACAAAGAACTTATAGGAACTAAATATAATTTTGACATACTTACTAATGATGGCATCAAAGATGACGGATTAACTTGGAGAGGTCTTAGGTATTTTTTTATAATCACAAATAAGTTATGAGTAAAAATATAATATTTATACCAGCTATTGATGCGGGGAGAAATAGACATAATGCTTATAAGTATAGCATACAGTCATGGAAAAATTGGGCAGATAAGAATAATTCTGAAGTTATTGTGTGGGAAAATGCTTTATATCCTTGGAGCGAAATGACTATACCTTGGCAGAGATATTATCTATTTGATATGCTTGAGAATAATAAAATAGATTATGATCAAGTTCTGATGGTAGACTCTGATACTATAGTACACCCAGATACGCCTAACTTTTTTGAATATACAACAGATTATAGTGCAGTTATGGATTGTGGATGTTGGGAATGGACAGGTAGAAGTATAAGGCATTATGCCAATTTATTTGATAATTTTAAGTTGGAAAGAGGTTATTATTTTAATGGAGGATTTCAAATAGTAAATGAATCTAATAAGGAGTTCTTTAAACTTGTTTTAGAATTTTATAAGACCAATAAGAGTATCTTACTAGAAAAACAGAAAGCTGGATTGGGTACTGATCAAACTTGCGTTAACTATTTAACGCAGATGTCTGGGGTTAAAGTTGAAATTCTTCCAGCTACTTTTAATTTGCATAGTCTATCCTTAAAGAATCTAATAAATTTAGGTCAACCCTGGCCTGCTGATAGTTTAGAGAATCTTTATGAGCAAGGATGGGTATATCACTTTAACTCTATACCTAAAAACTCTTTAAATAGGAATACTGATTATTTTTTGGAAAGAGCATATAGAGAGCTTTGGTCTAAATAAAATTTACAAATATGAGAATAGCATGGTTTTCTGAAGCAGGGTTTAACAGTTCTAATACACCAAGGGACTTTCCTAATATGCGTACAGAGTATGCTTGGTATGTTGCTCAAAATGCACACCATTATAATATAGCTACTTTACCAGAACTTAAAGACAATAGTTTTGATTTAGGTATTATAATCATACCAAAAAAACTAGCTGCTTATGCTAATATTGATATTATCGGGAATCTAAGGAGAACTTGTAAAAAGTATGCCTTTATGCAAGAAGGTGCTTCTTGGTATTTCCAAGAATTACACATAGGAGAAACTTTTCTTTACTATGACATTATGGTAAATGCAGATTTCTTTTTAGCACATAACATAAAAGATTTAATGTATTATCAGTCTCTCTTGGAGAAAAAAGGATACATTAACCCTACCCTAATGATAGAGGATTCTATAAAAGACATATCTAATGTAGAAAGGGAGGGGGTTATTATAGGAGGTAATATCGGACATTACTATGGAGGATTCAATTCTTTAGTTGTAGGTTTGCATATTGCGGATAAAGTGTATGCTCCTCAAATGGGTAGGATGAAGCCTGAAGAACGTAGTATAACTCAAATAGAGCATCTTCCTTACACGGAATGGGTTGAGTGGGTACATAACCTTAATAAGTTTAAATATGCCGTTCATATGAACCCTAACACTATTGCAGGAACTTTTAATCTTAACTGTGCTTATTTAGGAATACCTTGTATTGGGAATATAGATGCTGATACTCAAAGAATGTGTTTTCCTGAACTTTCGATGGATGCAGAAGATATTATAGGTGCTAAGATGCTTTTAGAAAAGTTGCGAGATGACAAAGATTTCTATCAAGAAATATCTGAAACTGCTAAAGATAATTACAAGAGATATTTTTCGGAAGAAGCGTACAAAGTAAATTGGAATAATATTTTAAAACAACAATTCGATTATGAAGATTTCCCTAATACAGCCAAGTAGGAATAATTTAAAATATTTAAAGTGGTCTTATAATGCTATAAGAAAGAACCAAGGCAAACATGATGTTCAGATTTGTGTGGCAGATGATGCATCTACAGATGGAACTTGGGAGTGGTGTATGCAAATAATGCACACAGACTCTAACTTCAATGCGATACGAAACGAAGGACCTAAGAGATTAGGACATACTATTTTGTATGATAAATTGATCAAAGAGGTAGCAATTCACGATATTTGTATGATATATCACGCAGACATGTACCTTGCTCCAGGTGCATTAGATGCAATAGAAAGTTATATTAAAGAAAAAACTATTGTTTCCTTAACAAGAGTAGAGCCTCCTTTACACCCAGATGGGCCAGAAAAGGTTCTTGTTGATTTTGGAACAGAACCTGAAGACTTCAATGAAAATATGTTTCTAGATTGGCTGTCTAATAAGTATACTCCTAAATCTGACAAAGGTTTTACCTTTGGAGTTTTTGCTCCTTGGGCATTTTACAAGAAAGATTTTTTAGAGATTGGAGGTCATGATCCATTATATGCTCCACAGTCCAAAGAAGATTCAGATATCTTTAATAGATTTAAACTTAATAATGTAAAATTTATACAGACTTGGAGAGGAGTCGTATACCACATGACTTGTAGAGGTTCTAGATTTAATCCTACTATAACACAGGTAGGTACAGCTTCTGATGAATGGATGAGGCAGAATATAAAGAGTTCAAGAAACTTTATTAGAAAGTGGGGACATTTTGTAAAGCATGATGAATATATGATGCCTATTGTTCCTTCTAAATATATGGTAGTTATAAAACTTATTAACTGTACAAGTATAAAATTACTATCTGCTTTAGAACCTTGGTGTTCAAAAATATTTACAGATTTCTCTGACTGGGAATCTTATGTTAAATCTGAACAAATTAATACTTCTTTTGATATGTCTAAAAGAGTATATCCTATAAATAGTATGATTCCTCAATCTGTAAAAGGACTTTTTCTTACAGTAGATGCTCATAATTTTTCTGATGAAGATTTTTTAGGCATACAAGAACTTTCTATGATAATTGATAATGCTAAAAAAGATTCTAATGATTTAGAAGGACAGATTTTTTCTTTAGGTAATATTAAAGTATATGTAAATGATTTAACTACTTATGAAAATTTATTAATAAAACTATAGATGGGCTACGTAACTAAGTATAAAAAGGTAGAAAATAGATTTAAGCAAGATGTATTATCTTATTTTAAAGATAAATGTAACATTACAGAGGCTACTGAGTATGAAGATATATACGGCCATTGGGATTTAGAAGTGACTGATTCTGATTCTTTTATAGGTAAAGTAGATGTAAAGGCATTAAAAAAGAGGCGGAGAAGCGACCCTTCAGTAGATGATTCTATACATTGGGTAGAACTTCAAAATGTAAATGGAGATGCTGGTTGGTTGTTTGGTCTTGCAGATAATATAGCTTTTGAAACTTTAACAGAGTGGCTTATTGTCAGCAGGACTGCTTTGATTGATTCATTAAAATCTAGTATTTTTAAGGAGTTTGTTGACACTCCAGAGATATATAGAATGTATAGAAGAAAAGGTAGAAATGATGTTATTGTTCTTGTTCCTACAAAAGATCTAAAGATATTAAGTAACTTAGAGATTCCTAAAATTAACTAGTATATTCTTATATTTATATAAAACAGTCTTATGTCTAAATACTTTGATATTAATATGATTGATGATTATCTTGACTTAGGTCTTAAGTTTAAGGTCTATGTTGATGGTGACTATCTAGTAGTGAATGATCCTTGGGATTTAATAAACGATAAGGTAGGGATAGGTTATGATTCTAAGGGAGATTCTGTAAAGTTTGAGTATATGGACATAGACCACGTTATGATAGGAAGTATTATAATGTCTAAAGAAGACTTAATAAAATTAGAAAAACCCGATAATGAGTCAGATGATACCGAGCAACAGGGAGGAGAAGAAGCTCCTGCTGAAGAGCCTGCTGGAGATGAAACAGAACAACCAGCTGAAGAGCCTACTGGAGCAGAAGAGGAGCAGCCAGAACAGCCTGCTTAATGAGGCTGAGCTAAATGAAATATCTAGAAAAGATATAGTAACAGGAGTAACTGTTGCAGCATTATCTATTATGCCTTACATATCTAAGGCACAGGCTCAAACCCCAGTAAAAGATCCTGATAAGACTGAAGTAGTACAGCCTCCTACTCGAACAGATAAGTTGAGAAACTTTATTATGAGAGCCTATTCCTATTATAAGGACAATCAAAATGTAGACATCACAGACTGGATTAAGGAGAAGTACCCAGCAAAGTATGAAAAGTGGTTTAAAAATACAGGTCAAGAGCGATATGTAGTAGATGATTCTCATTTTTTAGATCCTAAAAAGTGGATGACTTTAAGTGATGAGCTTAAGAACGCCCTTTCTATGACATTATATAATAAGGGAGTGGCTGATAAGTTTATACGAACGGAGGCTCCTGGAGAAGTGGTGGCGATTATTAAGTATGATGATAAAGGTTATAAAATAACACCTGTGACTTCTGGCGATCCTTTTAAGATGCCTAAAAATACTATAGGGTTTATAGAAGAAAAGACTCCCTTTCAAAAAGCATTTGCAGCTGCTATGAAAAAGTATAAGGAAGCTGTGAAAAGAGGGGATAAGGATGCAGATCCTTATTTTGAGTTTAATGGCAAGCTTTATAAGTTAGAGTATGGCGGGGTAGATAAACCAGGCTATTACAGGAGTGTGGATATACCTGCTACTAAAGATAGTATGCCTTCAGGGCATTTGAATGAAAAAAAAAGAAAAAAATATAGCAAGAGTAGCACAAGTCTTCACAATTGGTTTAAAAAAGAAGATTGGGTAAGGATAAATACTTCTGGAGAAATAACTGGTCCTTGTGGTACTATGAAGGATAAGAGTAAACCTAGTAGATGTCTTCCTAGAGCTAAGGCAAATAGCCTATCAAAAAGTGAGCGAGCTGCGACAGCAAAGAAGAAAAAAGAGGGCGGGAAGAAAGGAAAGCAGTTTGTTTCTAATACTAAAAAAGCTAAAGTAAGAAAGGAAGTAGTATCTCCTAACGATCCTGTATTTAATTCTTTTAACCAGAATGATACTTTATCTAAAGATATATTTGATAATAGTAAGGTAATGCATGAGTCTATAAGAACTAGACTTATTGAGATTGCTAATATGTTTGTAAAATATTTAGAGATACCTTTAGAGATTAAAGATATAAGACTTACAGGATCTTTAGCTAACTTTAACTGGTCTACTTACTCAGATGTAGATTTACACATAATAGTAGACTTTGATGAACTTTCAGATAAAGCAGATTTATTAAAAAAGTTCTTTGATTCTAAAAAGTCTATATGGAATGATACTTATGATATTAAAATAAAAGGATATGATGTAGAACTTTATGTTCAAGATATAGATGAAGTACATACAGCTTCTGGCGTATATTCTGTAACTGATAATAAATGGATAGCAGAACCTTCCGCAGAAGAAATATCAATAGATTCTAAAAAAGTTTACGATAAGACTAATGAGTACTCTAAAAGAATAGATGCTTTAGAAAAATCTAAAGATGATCCTGAAGTTATTATAAGTTTAATAGACTCGCTTAAAGATAAAATAAAGAAGTTTAGAAAATCTGGTTTAGAGAAAGGGGGAGAGTACTCCTATGAGAATTTAGTCTTTAAGTCTTTAAGAAGATTAGGAGAGATAGAACGTCTTGTTAAGTTGAAAGTAGACTTAACAAATAAAGAGTATTCTATAAACGAGAAGAAGGATGATAGATGCACTAGAATAGCAAAGAGAAAGTATGAAGAGTGGCCTTCTGCTTATGCTTCTGGAGCTGTTGTTAGGTGCAGACAAGGGAAAATTTGGAAAGGAGAAAAATAATACTATTAGATGAAACTTAAATTATTACTAGAACAACTTACCGAAGAGAGAGTAAATATATTAGAGGAGTTTGTAGACTACTGTACAAAAGAACTTAAAATACAGAGACCTACTATGAAGTTAGTAAACTCTCAAAATTTTGCGAAGAAGTACAGAACCTTTGGACAATACTCCCCACAGGATAATACTTTAAAAGTATATGTTTATAATAGAAACTTAGCTGATATACTTAGAACTATAGCACATGAATTAGTACACCATAAGCAGATGGGTAAAGGACAATTAGTCCCTGGAGCTGGAGAGACTGGTTCTCCCCAGGAAAATGAGGCCAATTCTTTGGCTGGAGTCTTACTAAGACATTACGGTAAAATTAATCCAAATATTTACGAATAATTTATTATACTTTACCATAGTTGAATATAATTTAGTATATTTGTACCAGTTATTAATTTTTAAAAATAAAATATTTATGGAATTTTATTTAGTTAAGTTTAAAGAACAGTACGACACCGACAAAGGACCTAAATGGAGTACAAAGCAGTACTTGGTCAATGCAGTAAGCGTGGGAGATGCGGAAGCAAAGACAACTGAAAATCTTTCACAACATGGTATTGAGTTTATGATAGTCTCTGTCTCTAAGAGTCCTATAGAAGAAATACTACAGTAATGTTTAGATCATTTTCAGAACCTTTAAAAGATTCACAAGGATCTATTTCATCAAAGAGGGTGGTTACTATAACCACTCTCTTGTTGATAGTCTTTTGTGTTTTTCTAGATTTGTTTACGTCCTTTAAAGTCTCAGAGTATATCTTTGACGGGTTAATGTGGATTGTTTTATCTGGTATGGGATTTATATCATCAGAAAAATTCGCTAAAAAATGACAGAATCAGAATTAGTAAAAGATATTTTAGAGAAAGATATGTCCAAGATAATAAGTGTAGAGGACATACCTTGGCCGAAAAGATATTCAGATAAAGATAAGTACTATTTTTTATCTGATTTAAAAGATTGTTATGAGCATATAGAAAACTATGATATGTGTAATTACATATCAAACTTAATTGTAAAACTAGGATTCGATGAAGAAGAGGATTTTTAATAAAAAACTATCAGTAATAACGTTAGGCGTTAGTAAAGTGTGTATCCTATATACAGTAGATAGAAATAGTGGCAGACCAGTTAGTGCTGATCTGTTTTCTTTATTTTGGTTTCCGTTGTTATATGTATACTCTAAAACATTAAACTTATTTTTATGAGTAGTTACTGCTTGAGACTGGAAACTTCTAAACAGATAGATGTTAATGTTATGACTCTTGTACTATGTACATACCTTCCTGTACCAGAGTCTCAAGCTGAACAAATATCAATGCTACTAAACAGAAACAAATCTATAGAGATTTTTACAGGGTATAGTAAATCTGATTTGGAAAAATACCAAAAGATCTTGAGTAAAAATGTTAAATGTGATATAATAAAAATTTAAACTGTTATGCATAATAGCAAAGCATACGAATTGTCAGAGGCTAAAATAAGGTATGCAATGGCTAATACTAAGTCAAATAGACAGGCGGCCAACTTTTTGAATGTTGCTTTTAATACCTATAAAAAGTACGCAAGCATATATATCGACAAGGAGACTAGTAAGTCTCTATACGATCTTCATAAGAATATAGGACTAAAAGGAGGAAGAAAAGGTATAAGATCTCCCCAGGGTGGCCATGTAACTTCTATGGAGATAATAGAAGGTAAATTTCCTAAATACCCTCCAGGAAAACTAAAAGACAAACTACTACAGGACGGTCTATTAGAAGCTAAGTGCTATAATGAACTTTGTACTTTTAACAAAAATCCAGAGGAGAGGATAAAAGATAATAGCATACCTTTAAGACTAGACTGGAAAGATGGCGACATGACAAACCATAAACTAGATAACTTACAGTTACTATGCTATAACTGTTACTTCCTACAGGTAGGTAACTTGAATGGTAATATGAAAAAATTTGAAGATTTGTAATGGAAGATATTTCTGACTTATATAGAAAACTAGGAGTAGTTGAGTATAACATCACCATATATACGGAGACTTTAAGACAACTACAAGAGACTAAAGAAACTATTTTATTAGAGATAGATAAACTAGAAGCTAAAAAAATAAAAGATGAAGGTGACAATATGGACAAGGCTGAATAATGTAAGGTACATACATGAAGGTACTTGTGAGTATAGTTGGTTTATTAAAAACCCTACACAAGCCGATGCTGTACAGTTAGAGATTGATTATGATACTTTTTTTAATCTTTTAGATAATTTTGAGCATTATTTAGTTTTGTTTTGACTATTTATATAGTAGATACGTTTAACAAAATGAGTTTAAAGAAAATAGTAAAAGAAGCCTTACAGGATAAGGATCTTTTTAAGAAGAATCTTTCTAAGATACAGTCTACTACTATAGATGCCAATGAGATGCCTAAAGGTATCACATCGTTCCCTAATGAGTTTAGGTTGGTTTTTGTCGATGCTCATTTAGCATTATTAAAACACTTTAAGAAAAAATATAAACTAAGAGGAGAGAAAGCTAGAGTGGAGAACTTAATGGATCAGTTAGGGGCGGAGAAACATGTTAGAATAAGCAGTTTGTATCCTCCATTTAAGATACTAAGAAAATCTGTACTTAACGCAAAGGGAGAGAACCAAGGTAGACTTGCCAGAGTATTTCAGTACAAAAATAAGTTTATACCTTTAGATAGAGAGGACTTTCATATTATGGCTATAGATGCTATAGAGAATGATAAGTTATTAGGACCTTGTTCTGTTGTCGATTTATCTGATAGTACCAGAGAAGATATTGGGAATCCTTTGGGTGATATGACCAGGATGGAAAGAGTCTACCAGTTCTTGGAGATACCTAAAGAAGACGAAGTAAAAGATGAGCCAGACTTATACGATAAGGAAGGAGGAAAGTTGACTAAAAAACAGATAGACTTATTTAATAGACCTGGGGATGATGCTAGTGTAGATATAGGCTTTAAGAATCCTATCGACACTACAGCAAGCATACAAGGTTTAGACGATCTTGATAACTACGCTCATAAAGTAAGAGCTACTCTATTAATGATAAACAGAGCTAAGGCTACTCTAAAGAGAACTAAAGATCCTAAAAAGAAACGTAATATTATATCTAGTTTGAAGAAATGGCAAAACTATAAAAATAGACTAATAGATAAACAATGAAAAAATTTATAGAAATACTAAAGTACGGGGATACTGAACCTTTAGAAATTGTTTTAGCTATTGTTCTCATAGGACAGTTATGCCATCCTTCTCCTTCCATATTCTGCTGGCATAGTATACTGCCAGAGTATTATTATTTTTTAGGAGCATTGTCAGGAGCTGGTATGCTTTTTGGTAATATGTTAGGAAGTTTACAGGTTAGGAAGTGGAGTTCTAATATAGGCTTTGTTGTTATTCTAGGTATAATCGTCATATCTGCTTACAATGGTTTTACAGGTTTGCAGATGTACATAATATTGTTTGTTGAGTTTTTAGCATTGTTTTGGGTCACTTGGAGATGCAGTACATTAGAGGTTTTGCACCATTTAAAGACTTCCAAAACTCAAAAACAAAATGGATGAGAACTTATATACGGTATTAATAACTCTTATAACAGTTGCAGGTTCTGCGGGTGCGTGGAAATTTTATGAGTCTAAACTAAAACTAAGAAGTAGAATAAGAGACTTAGATGTCAAAGAAGGTGTTTTGTTTAGAGAAGATTTGAGAGAAAGGGTTTCTCTATTAGAGAGTAAATTAGAAGAAAAAGAGCGGGAGAAAGAAGAACTACAAAACCAAATATCAGACTTAAAAACACAACTAGCTGAATATAAAGTAAGGTTAGAGTACTTAGAGAAAGACAATAGAAGGTTAAAGAATGCTAATAATTGAAGTAAATTTTAAGAAAAGAGAGTATATAGGATCTGGAGCAGAAGGAGATGTTTATGATTTTACTACAAAATCAGGTAAACTTCCAAGTGGTGTTATAAAGTTATATAATTTAGGAAGTTATAGCGGAGGTCTAAGAAGACTTCAGACTAAATACGAAACTCAGAGCAAGTACCCAGAATTGTTTGCAAGAGTATATAGAATCAGGCCTGGCAGTAAAAACCCTAACACTGCTTATGTTGTTATGGAAAAACTTGATACAACTAGGATATCAAAAGCTATAGAGGCTCTTCAGAGTAGTATAAAAAAAATAATTAAAGACAATACATCTACTTTAAAGTTTACCGAGCCTTATAAGAGTTTATATAATAGGTATAGGAGTGATTTTTTAGGAGGTATGTATGAGGAAATAGTAGAAGACGGCAATACTGATTTTATAGATTTTATAAAAGAGAATTTACCTACTTCACAGTTAAATGTTTTAAGTAAACTAGAAGAGTATATCTATAAGATAAAAAATATAGCTAAAGATTTATTCGATAAATTTGAGTTTTTAGATGTTCACTCAAATAATATAGGCATAGACACTAGTGGGAACATTAAGATGTTTGACTTTGTTACTTTATCAGATGTAAAAAACTAATTAAAATATGACACACCCAAAATCTGAACTTTACAACTATAAATGTAAATTACTTAGAGTAATTGATGGAGACACTATTGAGTGCGATGTTGATTTAGGTTTCTATACTTGGAGGAAAGTAATCCTGAGACTAGCTGATATAGATGCTCCTGAAATTAGAACTAAAGACTTACAAGAGAAAGAAGCAGGACTAAAGACTGCTTATATTTTAGAATTAAAACTATTAGAGGAAAATCCAGAAGGTATTTTCTATATTAAATCTAACGGTGTTGATTCCTTTGGTAGGTCTATTGCTACTATCTTTACAGAGACTGGAGATGACATCAATATGTATCTTTTGGAGTCAGGCAATGCAAAAGAATGGAAATAATTTTTTAATTTAAATTTAATAGATATGAATGACAAAGCAAAAGGTTTAGGAGACACTGTAGAAAAAATCGCTAAAGCAACTGGTATGGACAAAGTTGCTAACAGTGTCGCTAAGGCTATGGGAAAAGAAGATTGCGGTTGCGGTAAAAGAAAAGAACAACTGAATCAAATATTCCCTTACAAGAATAAGTAGTCTAGTTTTAAACTACTTTGAATATAACCTGCCATGCCTCTCGTAAAACGGTTCTTTTGGCCAAAGGATATAGAAGCACACTTTGGCAGGTTTTCTCTTTTTAGGTATATTTATAGATGTACCTAAAACTTAAAAACATGTCTAATAAAGTATCCGTACCGCCTTATATAATAAATGTACTTAACCCTATACTTCCTTTTTCGCAAACTGTTGATTGGGGATTAAAAAAACTAGGTATAGAAGACTTACATAAAAAAGGATATACAGGTAAGGGAGTAAAGATTGGTATCATAGACTCTGGTTGTGATTTATCTCATCCTGATCTTAAAATAGCTTCTTCGCAAGATTTTACAGGGTCAGGAACTCCTGAAGACTCTTCTGGTCATGGTACTCATGTTGCAGGTATAATAGCAGCACAAGGCAATAATCACGGTGTATTAGGTGTAGCTCCAGATTCTGAGATACATATATTTAAAGGACTTGATGGAGGCAGTGGGAATCTAAAGAGTATTACGTCCGCTTTAGATGCAGCCATAAATTCTGGAATGGATATAATAAATATGTCTTTAGGTACTCCTTCTGATTCTAAAACACTGCATAAACTGATAAAAAAAGCTAAAGATAAAGGTATTATAGTAGTGGTAGCTTCTGGTAATACAGGTAAGGATGAGGATTTTTATCCTGCATCTTATGAAGAGTGTGTAGCTGTTGGTGCTATTGATAATAGTTTTCAAGTAGCTTATTTTACAACATTTGGAGACCAGTTAGATGTGGTATCTCCAGGCGCAAAAATACTAAGTACGCACTTAAATGGAGGTTATGCAGTTCTATCTGGCACTTCTATGGCAGCACCTTTTGTCACTGGCTGTTTAGCTTTGATGAAGGAAGCAGGAATAGAACTAACTTATGAGACTATAACTAAATCTACTATAGACATAGAAGATCCTAGCTTCGACATAAAGTCAGGGTATGGGATCTTAGATCCTAAGATACTCATACTAAATACTAAAACAGAAGTTAAAAGCGATACTAAATCTTTTAACTTATTTTCTAATTTTTTTTGCAAAAAAAAGAAATCTATTTGAATTGTAAAAAAATGTTACTATATTGCACTCCAAAGTTACGATTAAATAAAAAAGTTATGGAATATTCAAAAAGTATATTTTCTTTGTTCGTATTCATTATGGGCTATTTAATAGGCTCTTATACACGAATGCCTAGCAGTGTGGCTTCTGAACCTACAACTACTATGTCTATTGTAGCTCCTCAAAAAGTTGGGGGAGAAGACCTACCAAAAGATAACTACATAGAAAAAGTAAATGACATAAAAGTAAAAAGTACTTTTAGTCAAGACCTAAACAGTATTTTAGCAAAAGCTTATGAGAAGGATAGTATTCATGCTTACTATATTAATAGGTATGCTAAACTAGCTTTAATAGAAAAAGACTTATACGGATTTCCTGCATCAGTTAAACTAGCACAGTTTTTAGTTGAAGGAGGTTATGATGAGAAAAACCCTAACGGATCCAGGTTAGTCTTTGAAGGTAATAACCCTTTTGGTATAAAGTATTACGGTAATAATATACCTAAAAGAGTAGACAATTGGGAAGATTTGGCTTTTGTTAATGACTATGTACTTGCAAAAGATGATTGTCCAGATAAGTGTAAGTTTATAAAGTTTAAAGGTATCTGGCACTCTTTTAGGTATCATAGCAAGTTTATGGTAGGGACTAAGAACGAGCCTTCTCATTATATGAGGTATGTGGGTAAAGGAGATTGGAAAGATTGGTTAGATGCTATAGACAAAGGAAACTATGCTACCTCTAATAACTATAAGAACTTACTATATCAAGTTATAACTCAATATAACTTGTACCTATTAGATAATCACCAAAATGAAGGTATATGAAAACTTTTGTAACTAAGTATACAACACCTAATGATCTTACAGAATGGTCTGGTCCTAATATTGTAGCACCTGATGTTAAGTCTGCTAAAAAGCATTTAGAGAAGTTAAGAGAAAACTATCCTACTATAGAATTGGTAGGGGAGTTAGTAGAGATTTTGGAGGAAGGGAAAGAAGGAAAACAGATTTTACACGATTAAATTTTTATTTTATGAAAAAGTTATTATTTTTGTTATCATTAGTTATGTTTATGTCATCTTGTTCTGTGTATCCATCTTTAAGCAGTAACTTTAATGTTCCTCTTTCTGATAAGGTAGATTCTAGAATAAACGTAAACGCATCTAATAGATATCTTAGTACAGATTTTAATATATCCATTAGAGGTAAACGTTCTACTTCTAATATAAGAATACCTGTTACTTTTAATAAATAATAATTATTATGAATCCATTTAATTTGTTTTTAACACTAGACTCCTCAGAAGAAAACTTCAAATCAGCTATGAAGTTAGAGGAGATTTTTAAATCTACTACAGAGAATCTAGAGAGCGGTTCTTTAGATAGTGATGACATCTTAATGACAGTATGTTATGCTTTAGTAGTTTACTACATTAATGCTTATACAGAAGGTATTTTGTATAGGGGAGAAGATCCAGCAGATGAACATACTTATAAGACCTTATTAGATATTGCAGAGGCCGTGTCAAAAAGATCTGAAGATTTAGAATACGATGTAGAAATTCTCACAAATTTGGCGGAGCTGAGAATAGCAGAACTTCATATAGTTAAATATTCCTATAATAGAAAGACAACAAGTATAGCATAATGCAATTAGTTATAGATAACTCAGACTTTTCTAAGAAAGGTATATTAGATGCCTTATATAACTACTCAGAAGGTATTAAAGAAGAGATGTACACTCAAGTATGTGGGCTAGTATACACTACTATGTTAAATAAGGTTATAGATAATTCTAAACATACTTTTACTTTTGAGAAAGGAGACTCAGATAACCTTTACATAAAAATTATAATGATAGAAATATATGCAAGAGGATAATATTTTTTTTATAGAGGATGAATTTATGGACTCTGATTTCATAATCAAGTCGAGAAGGTTTCATGAGTTCCTACTAAAAAATATATCCGATAACATAGAAAGTGGATTATACGGTACTCTTGAGTTTACTTTTATATCTAGTACCGATTATGTTATAGAAGGGAAGCTGCCTAAAGAAGGTTACAGTAAGAGTTTACAGACTAGTTTAGATTACTTTGTTAGTGAGGAGTTATATGAGTATGCTGCTAAATGTAAAAAGATATTAGATAAACTAAATAATTTACAAAATGATTGAAGAATTTGATACATTGATGGATCATGTAATAAGTTGGGCAGAAGCAAAGGATTTAATAAAAAAAGAAAATGCCACTAAGCAAATGTTAAAGGTAGTAGAAGAAGTAGGAGAAACTGCTGGAGCATTGGCCAAAGGAAAAGAAGATGCTATTAAAGATGGTATTGGAGATTCTTTTGTAACTTTAATTATATTAGCAAAACAGTTAGGATATGAACCTAATGAGTGCTTGTCTAAAGCCTGGTATGAAATAAGAAACCGTACAGGTAAAACAGTTAATGGTGTATTTGTAAAAGACGAATAAATAGTTTATATTTGTAAAAGTTTTAATCATTAAAAATAATTATTATGTCACAAATTGGATTTGGATCTAACAACGGAGTTGGGAGAAAATTAATTACATTGAACATTAAAGACTTGCCCCCTCTTTTTGAACTAAAGGAGAAGGTGGACGATTCCTGGCAAACTACGGATAAGACTAACGAGATCGCTGGTTATTTGCAAAACGTACAAGTTTTAACCAAAACTAGTGATAAGTATGGAGATAAAAAGCAGGTAGTTTTAGATATGGATTTAGGAGATTTTCTTGCACGAGTTAGAGTTAACTTAAACTCTGTAGGTAAAGAGATTCTTAACAGAATGTCAAATTCTGATGACCTAAAAGGTTCTGTTTTAAAGATGAGAGTTTATGTTGATAAGAAGAACTATCCTAGTATTGTATGTTATAAGGATGATGAGATTATGCAATGGGGACTTACTACTGATCAAGTTAAATTAAATTTTGCACAAGAAGGTTTTTGGGTTTCTTTATATGAAACTAAAATTAGACCTCAATTTGATTCTACGGTAGTAACTGAAGAAGCTACTAGTGATTTAGATGACTTTATGAAAAATGTTAAACTGTGACAATAGGCAAAGCTTTTGAATCTCAAATTAAGAATAATTTGCCAGCAACAGAGCAAGGTATTAGGGTTTTAATTAACCCTATATACCACTCTGGTAGAAAGATAAATGCTGGCGATATTGCTTTATGGGCTAAATTAAGAGAAGAAGATGGCTCTACGACTATAGTACTTATACATCCAGATGATATAAAGATGTACTCTTTAGATAGAAAAGTTAAAAAAGTAGATCCAGACCTTCCTTGCATTGTTCTGAAAAATAAAAAATAAGTTATGTTATATTCAATATACGCAAGTCTTTGCGGTAAAGTGTATCTAGAGGAGTATACGGACCACGTTAAAGCGTACTCCAGATACTCGCAGTTATCTTATAAATTAGAAAAACTATCAAAAAATAAGTTAGAGATTAGTGATCTCTCTCACGAACTTTCTGAGAATTTAGACAAGCACTGTACGTCTTCTTTAGGTTTTGTTCACTGTGAGAAATTTGAGGGAGATTTATGAAAACAGTAGTTCTTGGAGATATACACGGTTTAGGTGTATGGGAGTTAATAGTAGCTAAAGAATCTCCTGATAGAGTTATTTTCTTAGGGGACTATTTCGACTCTACAGAAGTAAGTACTTCTCAGCAAATAAATAACTACAATAAAATAGTAGAGTTTAAAAAAAGTGGCGGAGCAGACATAATAATGCTAGTAGGAAATCACGACTTTCATTATCTTCCTTACATAGACACAGACGATATAAGTGGTTTTCAGAGTCACAGTGAAGATGTGTTAAAGGAACTTGTAGGAAGTACTTTAAACAATCTTACAATGTGCTATAAACAAGGTAACTACTTATTCACACATGCAGGAGTTTCAGATAATTTCTTACTAAAAGCACAAATAAATTATAGTAGAGACACAATAGATTCTTCTATTAATACTTTATTTTTGAGTAATCCTCATATATTTGATTTTGATGAAGATTGTGAAGATGCTTCTGGAGATAATAAGGAGCAGTCCTGTATATGGATACGTCCTAGAAGTCTTATGAATAATTCTCATACTATAAAAAAAGACTATATTCAAATTGTAGGGCATACTACACAAAAGAGAGTAGATGTAAAAGGAGTAGCTACAGATGGGAGGTTCTATTTTTTAGATACTTTAAGAACTTCTGGACAGTACGGTATTATTGAGTTTAACAATATTACTTTTAACTCGTATAAATAATAGGTTATGAACTACTATAAGATAAAAAGAAAACAAGTAAAGCGTGATGCTGAAGAATCTTATTACTACGGCACTTCTATAGTATATAGGATGTATCCTAATAAGAAGCAGGAGGAGTGGTTAACTGAGATAGGCAACAAATGTCGGGGAGCTTATAACAAACTGGTAGAAGAGTTCTGCCAAAATCCAGATAAACCCAGGAACTTACCTGGAACTTCTTTAAAGGAGATTAATAGGCTTAGACATTATTTAAAAGAGTTTGACTGGTTAGATGATGTTCCTTCTATATTTTTGTATAATGTTTGTAATAATTTTATTAAAGGAGTTGATAACTTTTATACTCAAATTAAAAAGAATAAAAAGATATTAGAGAAAGATCCTTATGCTACAGTTAGAAAAACAAGTCCCCCTAAAAAGAAAAAGTCTTATAGAGACCTGCATTTTGGGTCTAATAACTCAACTATAGAAAGAAGCACTGCTATTGACTATGACAACAATAGATATTATTGTTTTACGAAAACATTAAAAAGATTAGGTATTAGTGATTCTTTTAAGATAAAATGTCACAAGAAGTTTTATAATAGCAAAATAAAAAGAGTTTCTTTTATGAGGGACAGTTCTATGTGTTGGTATGTGTCTTTTGGTTTGGAGCTTCCGCAAATAGATAGGTATGATAAAATTTATGTACCTAAAGATAATAGTTTAGGTATAGACTTGGGTGTAAAAACCGCAGCTACTACTTCTGATGGGGTAAAATTTCACCCTCCAGTAGAGCAGATAAAAAAGTTGGAGAAGAAGATAGATGTTTTAAATAAAGTTATTAGCAGGAAACAAAGATTAGATAAAAAGAATTACTGGAAGAGTAATAACTATAGTAGGGTGTTGGAGAAGAAGTACAGAATACAGAAAAAGATAAATAACATAAGAGCTAATTATAACGAGTATGTATCTCATGTTCTTACCAAAGGAGAGTATAATAAGATTCAGATGGAAGATCTTAAGTTAAATTTTATGGTAGAAAAAAGGAAGAAGAAGTTTGGTATGAGTAGATCGGCAACTCGTTTAGGTTTGGGAAGTTTAACTAATAAGATAAAATCTAAATCTCAGGTAAGAGGTATAGAGTTTAATAAAATAAATCCTGCAAACACAACTAAGTATTGTAGTAATTGTGGACATATAGAGAACAGTTTAACTCTTAATACAAGAGAGTGGACGTGTCCTAGATGTGGTGTTGACCACGATAGAGATATAAATGCTGCAAAAAATATTCAAAAAAGTTTGGATATTAGATAAAAGGTTTGTAGATTTACGATCTAAGTAAGTTCATTGAAATAATCGCCCGTGTGTAGCGGGTTTAAAGGCTTGCAGATATAGCGTCAACCCCTTCTTTGCTACGCAAGTGGTAAAGTCGCTCAAAATCTTTCTTTAAAATGAAAGCGAGAGGCCGAGAGGACGCTAGGCGGCTAATGTCGAAAGACATAACGTGTGAGAACACACGAAATATCTTTTAAATTGTAGCCTTTGTATAGTTAGGGTGTATACCACCACAATTTGAAAGGTGTTTACAACTAATGTTAGACAAAAAAATAAGTATAGCTTGGTATATAGCACCACAGTTTGAAAGGTATTTACAACGGAAACTTAGGTTACCTACTATCTGCTGAAGGTGTATACCACCACAGTTTGAAAGGTATTTACAACGAAAACTTAGGTTACCTACTATCTGCTGAAGGTGTATACCACCACATTTTGAAAGGTATTTACAACCAAATGAAGAACGATGCACAATAAGATGTAGGTGTATAGCACCACAATTTGAAAGGTGTTTACAACAGATCTAAAAGAAGAAGCAGAAAAACTTTCAGTGTATACCACCACAATTTGAAAGGTATTTACAACTAGTACCTATAGTATCAAAGTTAAATCAGAGGTGTATACCACCACAGTTTGAAAGGTATTTACAACTTATGTTATGAAGGTAGTACTCCTTATATTGGTGTATACCACCACAATTTGAAAGGTATTTACAAACGGTGTCTCTTTAGCATCATAATTTTAAAACTGTTTACAACATAGCGACATCAATGTCGTTACCATAGATGGCTGTATACCACCACAATTTTAAAACTGTTTACAACATAGCGACATCAATGTCGTTACCATAGATGGCTGTATACCACCACAATTTTAAAACTGTTTACAACATTAAAAAATCAAAGTTATGAAAAGAATTAGTTTAGTTTTAGTATTACTGTTATCAGCATATCTTGGGTATTCACAAAAAGGCCAGGATATTGTCTCTTTAGAAGAGATCTTAGAAACTATAAACACTGGCTTGGAAGATCAAGCCTTTGAAAAATTACGGCAAGAAGCACACTCCAAAGAAGATAACGTTATCTTTAATGTAAAGTATCTATATCCTAATGTATGTTACAGACAACTAATAACTAAAGCAACAGGACAGAAGCTTTATATACAGGTAGCTTGTGATGCTATACACGCTAAGAATGGTCTTACTTTTAAAGAAGAAGAGGCGTATGAAAGATACCAGTTTCTTATAAAGAACAAACGTAAATTTGATAGATTAGATAGAAGAATAGAAAGAATGCACAATTAACACTATGAAAAACTTTTTGGAGAGGTAACTACTGCCTCTCCTTTTTAAATTTTAACTATGAAGATACAAACATTCACAAATGCAAATACCTTTTATCTTATTCCAACCTTCTATATTAAGGAGGATTGTGATTATTCTTTAAACTTTACCTGGCTTCATTTTGGAGTATGTGTAGAAATAATAAAATGTAAATGACACCAAAAGAAAAAGCAGAAGACCTTGTTAACCAATTCAGAATGATATTAATGGCTGAAGATACTGACTGTGGTAATGAAATACTTTGCACTTCGATAGCAATTAAGAATGCGTTAATATGTGCAGATGAAGTCTTGATGCGAGTGCCTCATAAAGACGTAGCTAATTGGATTGCAGATGATTTGGCTGTTAAATATTGGATTGATGTAAAAATGGAATTAAGACAAATGTAATTATAAGAAAAAGCAAAAGAATTAATTGTAAGTATTAGTCACGATTCGTTTGTAGGAGCATCTTTGAACGCTTCACAAGTTAAGCACATTGTATTTATACATTTAAATAATATGATTGCTGAACTACAGAGTGTTGAGAATATTTATGAACTTGATATGAAGGGTACTATATCTTATTGGATGAGAGTTAAGGGAGAAGTAATAAAACTATAACCTAAATTACAAATATATGCTAGAATCTATACTTGAAAATTACTATGAAGAAGAGTTCTTAAAAGCTGATGGATTTGATGATGCTATTATAGGAGTAGAAGAAAACTCTATGAGACTTATCTATTCAGTTAAAAAGTGTTTAGAGATCTTACAGACTGATATGGATGAGATAGATGCTATGGAGTACTTTACTTATAATGTAAGTGGAGCTTATATGGGAGAAAAGACTCCTATCTGGTGTTGTGATTTATTTGAAGATTAACTATAGACTATGAAAAAATTAATAAAAGAGGTACTTAGTAGTTTTGACTTTGAAAAAGTACATAAGACTATGACATTTTTAAATTGGACTTGGTATTTTAAAGAAGTACCAAATTTACTTAAGTTGAAAAGTACAGCACAAGAATTGTTAGAAGAGGCTTGTGGTAGGTGTTTAGAAAGTAAAAAAACAAGTCGTGACATACCTTATATTATTATGACAGGTGGGTTTAGAGTAGAGGCATACCCTAACAAAAAGAGAACAAAGATTAAAAAGTTAAAATTAGACTTTATATTAACTACATCTTTTGATTATAGATGATGAATATTTAATAAAATTTCGACATAACTTATATTAAGCAAAAAATTATGAGTAAAGACAAAAACATTGTGTTGGCATTTAATATTATCAATGCAGTTAGGGATAATAATTGGGAGGAAATGTTGAAATTATTTCCAGAGGGTGTAGAGCATAGAACGTATAAATACGATAGCATAGAATGTTTTACAGATTGGGAACATTACCAAGATTATGCAAGATATGTAGCACCTGCACGAGATATAATGAAAGAAAAATGTCTGGACAAAGCACTTGAGTGTCTTAATGTGTATGATAAGTAATTCAAAAAATCTATACAAATGAATACAGTAGAGTTGATTGGGTATTATGGTAGTGATTTAACCCACGCACAAAGTGCCTGGACCAGTACAAGTAGAGATTTGAGTGATGAGAAGTTATCGAGAGTTCCTGCCCTTCTTAAAATGTTGGCAGAAAATGGACATCATACTCCGTTTGAAAAAAGTACACTACACTTTTTAGTTACTGTCGACCAGGCATCTCATATCCATTTATTAAAACATCGTATAGGTGTGAGCATCAATGGGGAGAGTGCAAGGTATAAAGAACTTAAAGAAGATAAAACATATATACCTCAAGACTTTCCAAAAGAATGGCAAGGTAAGTTAGAGGTGTTTTCTCAAGCATCAAACAACTTATACCATAAGTGCCTGGAAGAACTTACGCCAATACTTGGTAGGAAAAGAGCAAAGGAATCAGCAAGATTTTTTAAGACATTTAATAGTCAGATTACTATGGATGTTTCTTTTAATTGGAGAAGTTTTTACCACTTCTTATCTTTAAGAAATAAACCTGATGCTCAAAAAGAAATACAAGAGATTGCACAGCAGATGTTAGATTTGGTTCTTGATATAGAAGGCAATCCATTTAAAAATACGATTATAGCTTTTGGGTTATAACCCTAAACTTATACTTAGACTTAAAAGTTTTTAGGGGTATAACCATAAAAATACAACAAGGAGGTGAGTACGCTTTAGTTGAGAGGTAGAGTGGATTAATTGCCGAAAAAGGGTTTGTAGTAGGTAGACGTTCCTCATTGCACTCAACAAGAAACCCTGAAACACCCAAAGCCTCCTTGTTTTTTGTTTACTATATTTATATATAAAGTAAAGATATGAAAGATTCGAGAAAGCTTTTAGCAACCATTGCAAAGGGATATTTGAGTGAAGAATTAAATCATAATATAGATGGGATAATAGCATATCATAGAAGCCCCAAAAAATTTTATGATTTTAAATTGTCAAATGTTAGTTCTGACAGTAATAGACAGAGATATGGGTGGGGGTTATATTTTTCAAACAGTATTCCAAATACGCAATATGGTGATTATTTATATCAAGTAAGTCTTTTTAAAAATAAGAAACAGTATGTTTTAATTGATTTAAAACAACCAGTTGAAGGACTTATAGTTAATAGGATTGTAGAAGCACTTAATCATTATAACAAAAAATCTGATGAAGTTGTTGAGTTTGCTTATAATGGATTTTTGTTTTATAAAACGTTATCAAGAATTTTAGGTGGTGATAAAAACGCATCTTTGTTTTTATCTAAAAATGGTATAGATGGGTTACTAAATAAAATAACTAAAAATTGGCACGATTATATATTATTCAATGACGATAATATAATAATTGATGAGATTAAATATGACCCATAAAAATAAAACAAAAAGAATGTTACGATGAAAATTAATACGAAGATGAAACGTAGCATTGCATATAACTGTTTGTTAATCCAATATGCTTCTGGCTATGTTTTGCAACTATTTATTAATAAAGTAAAGGTATGAAAGATTCGAGAAAGCTTTTAGTAACCATTGCAAGAGGGTATTTAAATGAAAATATTGAAGATTATTCAAAATGGAAACGTAAAAATGTAACTTTGCGTGGAATGAAAGAATTAGGTAAAGCAAATGAAGTATATGGTTCTTTTGGAAAAGGATTATATACAGTACCTTTAAGTAATAAAGCAATGGCAAAACAATATGGTAAAATATATTTTGTTGTAAATGGGATACCAAGAAAACCAAAAATTGTTGATTCATTAAATAATGCTGAATTGTTAAGACAAAAATTAATTAATGATTTTTGTAAAAAACATAACGAAGATTATAGTCCTCGTTTTTTTGAATCAAATACAACTATGGAAGATGAAATGTTAAAGTTGGGTTATGATGGTCTTATAATAAAAGGTAGAGAGATGGTTAACTACACCCCAAAGGATATTAAATATTTTAAAAATGAAAATGATTTACAACGTTACTATGAAGCACTTTCATAGTATTGGTGCTAAATTATTACTTAACCCAATCTCTAAAAGCATCTATTTCGATGCCTTTAAAAATTAAATAAAAAAGTTATGAAAATAGTAGAAAACACAGTTACAGCCATTATGGTTATTTTTGTTTTGGTATTTCTTTATTTCTTTATGTCTGCCCAAAAAAGTGTGGGAGAAGAACCTAAAACAGAACAAGTCTCTCACGATGTCATTCTAAATTCTGTGCGAGAAGTAATCTCCCTAACAGTAATAGAAGCAAACTTTACAGAGATATATACTAAAGAAGACTATTGGAAGTTAGATCTATCTCCTTTCAGAAAGAAGATGGTAGTTAAAGTAAAAGCTAATGTAGGTATAGGGTATGATCTAAATGAGTTATATATAGATGTAGATAGAGAATCTAAAACTATATTAGTATTAAGAATGCCTTCTCCCAAACTTTTGTATATAGATGATACATTGGAGTATTTTGATATATCTGAAGGATATTTTAATTGGTTTGACCCAGGAGATTACACAGAGATAGACAGAGAGACAAGAGATAAGATAGAGTCTATGGTAACTAATAGTAGTCTTTTTACTGATGCAGACATAAAATTATTTGAAAATTTAAAAATAATTCGTAACTTAGCATCCGAGATGGGATGGACAGTAGTTATAAAGGATTGATACTCTCGTTTATATTTATAGTAAAAGCTAATGAAACTTACAAAACTTTTAGAGACAGTTAGGGAAGATTTCGTAAATGAAGATATTAACCGTGATAAGTCAAGGAAAGTGTTGTTTGTTGATGGACACGGGAAACAAATTGTTTACGATGATGGTGCTTTTAGGATTGCTGTTGATGATAAAGATGATGCACTATATGTAACTTTATGGCATAAAGAAGATGTGAAAGGTAAAGAGTATTGGGTTAAACGTGGGTACATAGATGCTTGGAAGAGTAAAATGAACTTTAAAGATAGAAGTGGTACTTATTTATCTATTCGTTCAATAGAAATTGAGAATAAATATAGAAATAAGGGGTACGGCACAAAGTTATACAAAGCTCTATTTGATTTTTCAGCAAATGATGTTAAAGGTGTTTATTCTTACTTACCAAATAGGGTTAATAAAAAACAAGTGCCTAAAATATATAATAAATTAGGTGCTATTACTGATGGTGATTACCAATTTATTGAGTTTAGTAATTAGTGATAAAACAAAAGTATTTAAAATATTAATTAATTAAAAGTTACAAAAATGAATTACAAAGGTTTTGATGTACAGATTGAGATTAAGCAGTACAAAAATGGGGGAGATGCTATCTATCTAATAGATAAGCAGGACCATTCACCAGTAGCAGTAGCAACAAGTTGGATTGAAGGTTTAGAACCTGATGAGTTAGCCATTAAAGATTATAGTGAGAATGAAGGTATATATAGATGGTTAGTAGACAATAATATTGTTACTCCATCCGTTAGAATGCTTTATGGATTTCCTATTTGTAAATTAGTTAACAATTAAATAAAAAAAGTTATGGAAAAGCAAATTAAAAACTTAATCGAATTAGCAGAGCAGTATTACCAATATGCCATAGAAGAAGATTTCCCAAGTGGACACACCTGGTTACAGACAGACTATGGGGAGGTTGGGGTATACTTATCCACTTACAGTAGAAGAGATTACTCAGTGAAATTCGATGGCGAAGTGGAGGTTGCAGGATATGCAAATAGAATAGCAATGGGATTTACTGCCACTTCAGAAACTTTAGAGAAATTATATAATAACTTTTCAAAATATCTTAAAACTGAAAAAGATAAGATTCAAGAACAAGTAGCAGTCCAAAGAGCTGAGAAGATAAAAAATTTGGAAGAAGAACTATCAAGATTAAAAAACTTATGAATAGGTTCACTTTCTTAAAAGTCTATAACTCTCCATTTAAGCCATTCCTACCTAAGTTATATATAGGTAGGATGACTATTGGAGTACCTTACTTTTATTCTCGTAAAAAAGTAGGGTTTGACCTTGTAGGCTTAGGTTATAAGACAAAGTGGTCAGATACTGACTATAGGTTCGAGTATAATCCTATATGGTCATTTACATTTTATAAGTGGCAGATTGCTTTAATCTTTGCACCTATTGAATGTAACTATTATTGGCAGGCTTGGTTGTACTACTTTTACAATACTAAAGGTACGAAGGAAGAAAGGATAAGAGAATGTAAGAAGGAGTATCCACTTAAAATTACAGTAAGTGGTGTAAAGGATGGGAGGAGGTATGAGTATAGTTACGATGCGTATGATAAAGTTTTAAAATCGTAAAAATTATGGAAAACGAAGAAGTAAAAAACAACGAAAAATATTCAATACCAATCTATGAGAATGGTGTGAAAACTGAATGGACTATTGATGGTGTAATAGGTGATGAAAAATATTTTGAGTTGTTGAAATATGGAAATGGTAAAGATTTACCTGATATGGTTAATGTTGGCGTAAAGAAATAATTTTTATATTTTATAACTTTTTGTTAATTCAAGTTTTTAAACATAAAATTATGGAAAGAAATATAAGCGAAACACCCGAAAAATGGGTAATATTAAAACTACCAAATAATTACTATAAAGTTTTTGGAACTTGGGCTGGTGGTTATTTATATGGTGACAGATATAGATTAAATTCTGGAATTAGTAAAGTAGAACAAGACGAAAACTTTTATTATTTTATTGGATTTAGTGGAAGTTGCTATAAGTGTCACAAAAAAGGATATGGAACAGCGACATCTTACGGGTTAGGTGTTTTAAATAAAATAATAGAACAAGGAAACGGACAGATTGAGTTAATGGAAGATGCTGACGATTGGATAAATGTGGTATAACTATTTATTAATTAAAGTTTTAAACCTATCGAAATCGATGCCTTTAATAAATTACTAACAATTAAATTTTTAAAATTATGAAAATGTATTATTACAATCCAAACAATTATAGTGCTGAATTTTTCGTTATGGCTGAAAACAAAACAAAAGCACATGAATACTTATTAAAACATTTAGAAAATAAGATTGTATCTGAAAGTTGCTATGCTGAGATGTATCAAGAAGATTTAGAAATATGGAAAAAAGTAAATCCCTTGGATATTAAAACATTTCCAGGTAAATATACTTTGGATGAACATGAAATTGGTTCAGTTATCGAATCTGAAATTGCTTAGTGGTTGCACTTTCGTAGCATTGTGTATAACTATTTGTTAATCCAAGGTTTTAAACCCATCGAAATTAAGGGGTTTGTAAATTAAAAACAGATAAAATGGAATTAAAAAGAGTTATTGAAACATTAGAAAAACATCAAGAGTGGAGGCGTGACCAAAACGTACCACCAAAAGTAGAAATGCAAAGCCCTATTGAAATAGGAGCAGCTATTGATTATGCAATAAGCGAGTTAAAAAAATTGCGTTTATCTGATGTTGTAAAATCGTTGCCTAAAGACACAGACGGATGCAATATAAACAGTGTTAGCAACTATTTTCACTGCCAAAGAGAAGAAGAGATGGAAAGTAAATGTCAAACACAATGTGAACACTGTAAAGAATATTACAAACCATTAGAGCAATAATATTACTGCCAACGTTTTGGCTATGTGCCGTATGACGATAGGAATATGGACATATAGCCGTTGTTGTGCATAGTAGCGGATTAATTAACTAAAGTTTGAATAAATGAAATTACAATTCTTAACAATCGAAATTGATGGAAAATGCTTTGACTTACCAAAGGATATGCAGATTCCGCAGAAAGGTAGCACTGTATTTATTGAGGGTAAAACAGGGATAGTTGAAAACATTCACTACCATATAGTAGACGGAAAAGTACACATGATAAGCATTTTTGCTACGAAAGGGTAGCTATTATGCACAACTATTTGTTAATCCAAGTTATTAAGATAAAAAACAATAAAAGATGAAAAAGTACAGAATTACAATTAGAACCAGTTTTGGGTCATTTGAGATTGATGACATTGAAGCACAAGATGAGGATGAGGCATTTGATAAGGCTTGTGAAGAGGCTAAAAAAGAAATTGATTGTGCAAAACTGGATGAAGTTTATGAGTACGATTCTTAATGGTGCATAACGGTACAGTATAACAGTAGTGCGGATAATTAAAAACAATAATATGGATAAGTACACGAAAAAAGCGGTGTTTAGTTACTTAAAGAAGTATGACCACATAGCAAACGAAGAGGACTTTATAGAAGTTACTGAATGGAAAAACGGTGAAGGATTTGATGTAGAGATAGTTGGAAAATTAAGTACAAGGTTTCAATTAACTTGGGGTGAATACACCGCTTTGAAGAAGTTGGTTAAAAAACTTGATGGTTAGCATTACTGTTATACATTGTTGTAGTGTCGTTTTAATGCACTACAACGGCTACAGGTATGGCAATGTAATTTTACGGATTTGAAACACGGAAATTAATTATGGACAAGATAGATAGATTAAAGCAATTACTTCTGACACACAGAACAGAAGATATAAGCAAATTAACATTTGAAGAAAGGATTGATTTTGACGATGCGTTTGCACAAGAGATAGTAAAATTATTTGCTATACCTGATGTTATAGAGCCGAAGGGAAAGTTAAAATGCGAATGTAAAGATGAGTGGATGGAAGATGTTATTTATGTTCAGTGTAGTAAGTGTGGTGAAAAGTACTAACGCATTTTAATTCTCTATAACTATTTGTTAATCCAAGTTATAAAAATAAGGAACATTGGCAAATAAAAATAAAGACCTTAAATTAGTAAAAGTTGGTACTGTTCGAAAACATATGGATGCGCATTTTAGAGATGAAATCAGCTACTCTGAAGCAGTTAATAGAATAAATAAAGAAGCAAATAAAAATATGAGAAATATGAAAGCAAAATTAACATTTATACTGCCAGAAGATAGGTACGAATATGACATGGCAGTCAATGGAAGCAATTGGCATCACGTTGCTTGGGAGATGTACCAATACTTGAGAGGCAAAACTAAATATGCACCAGATGATGCTCATGAGGAGTACACTCAAGCAATGTCTGATTGTAAGGATAAGTTGTTTGAAATTATGCGAGAAAACGGAGTAGATTTTGACTTATGAGAAAATCAAAGTTTGACATATCATCACAAAAACCTTTGAGTTTTAGAATCAAAGAGTTTTTTAGAAGCCTACTTTTTTGGAAAGGTAGACAGAAAGGTGTGATTCATACCCGTAATATTATATTGGATGATTTCCGATATAAGGATGATTTCCGATACATCTTTTTTCCAAAAGATTTTGCTGAGAAATATGGATATTTGGGTACTTCTGTTTGGAATGAGGATAGTGTTTATTTCAAAGCACTTTATCCACTTGTTCTTGCATTAGATTATGAAGCAAAACCAAAATGGTGTCCAAGATGGTTTCTTCGTTTTCTTGATGTATTTGGTTCTGATAGGTCAGTCGTTAGAGTTAGGAATTTGAGATTGCACAATTTACAAACAAAACTAACCAAAGGAATTGCATTTGTAGATTGGAAAACAAAATGGAGTGATTACGATTTAAGAATCAGTATCCATGCACCTTCTCACTTACAAGATTTGGCTTCAGCCATTGAAGAAAAGTTTTATTCTAAAGGTAGACAGAAAGAGTTAGTAAAACAAATCAAACAGTTAGACCCAAATGCCTCTATAATATGGGGGAGTATAAAACGGTTAGAAGAACAATTAGAGAAGTTAGAAAATAAGGTTGTAGACTTATAATACCTATAAATAAGGTTGTAGACTTATAATACCTATAATTGTGAATAACTACGATAAGTTTATTGTATATTTATATATAAACAGAATTAATGAAAGACTTAAGAAAATTCTTATCTACAACTGCGAAACAGTATTTGAATGAACAAGCATCATTAGAAAATGTGAAACTAAATGATAATTTTTGGGAATGGTTTGGTAATAGTAAAGTTGTTGATAAAGATGGGAATCCAATGATTTGTTATCATGGAACACCAAAAGGTGGTTTTACTGAATTTAAACCAAAAACTGGTTATAAAGGTAAATCAAAACAACAAGTTGATTTAGGTTCGCATTTTTCAATTGATAAAGAATATGCTTCAGGATATGCTGGTGATAAAAAAACATCAAAAGTTTATGAATCATTTTTGAGAATAGAAAATCCGTTATATACTAATCAAATGTTTTATAGAGAGGATAATGAAAAATTATTTCTCAATTATTTGAATTTTATAACCAAAACATTCAAATTAAAATTAGGTGGTGATTACTACTATAACAAAAATGGAGATAAGCAAAATGAACCACAAAATATTATGCTCAATAGTTTTTTGATTGATAAAATACCATCAAATAAACTTTATAATAGTTTAATAGAATTTGGTTTTGATGGTGTTTTTCACGAACCATATAATAGGGAGGGGTTGAGTCATTTTAAAAAACATCCATTGGCATACATAATTATAGAACCGAACCAAGTTAAATCAATTGATAATGATGGTAGTTGGGATGTAAATGATAATAATATTTATTCTTAATTTTGTGTGGTGGAGAAAAAGTAAAACAAAAAGATTATAATCACGAAACTTAATACGAAGCACAAACGTAGCATTGCATATAACTAATCGCTATCCGCATATTTATGGTGGATATACAACAAAAACAAATTATGAAAACAGTTATATTAGGAGACATCCACGGAACAAATTATTGGCAAACTATAATAAACTTCGAGAAACCTGATAGAGTTGTGTTCGTAGGAGATTATTTTGATTCTTTTGATATTCCTTACGATAAGCAGATAGATAACTTCCTGGACCTCATAGAGTACAAGGAAAAAAGTGGGGGAGAAGTCATACTACTAATAGGTAACCACGACTATCATTATCTACCCTATATAAACGACACATATACATCAGGCTATCAATCTAAATATGCTCATTTAATAAAACAAGTAGTAGAAACTAACTTACACCATCTACAGATAGCCTATCAGTTTGATGACTTTCTAATAACACATGCAGGAGTAAGTGAAGAGTTTATGGATAATAACTTTGATAAGTGGTCTGAGGAAACTATAGTAGAACATCTTAATGATTTATTTAAATATAAACCTAATAAGTTTTTATTTAATGGTCTTGACCCTTATGGAGACGATACTTACCAGTCTCCTATATGGATAAGACCTAAAAGTCTTATGAGAGCAAACAAGACATCAGAACTAAAGAGAAGGTATGTTCAAGTAGTAGGGCATACTCAAGTAAAGGAAATTGATACGAAGGGAGGTGCTACGGGAGGAAGGTATTATTTTATCGACTGCTTATCTACGAGTGGGCAGTATATGATCGTAGATGAAGATTCGTTTATAAATTTTAAAAGTTATAAAGATTATGATAAAGAAGATACTGAGTAAAGTTTGGACCTCAAAAATAATTTGTATATTGTTGCACACCAGGATAAAGATAAAGGACTTTCCTTATGAGATAGATCCTGTAACACAACGGCCCTACGGTAGGTATAAGTGTAAAATTTGCGGGAGAAGATACCTTGCCAATAATAGATTCGATTGGTATCAAATAGATATAAAGAAGAAACATAAATAAACTAATTATAGAATGAACATAGGCGTACTAAAACATAACGAGACTGGATGGTACATCGAAACTCCAGATAGAGACTATAAACTACATCCTGAAGAAGAGAAGGTCTGTAACATGTATGTAGACTATTCTATAGACTGGATAGGAAAAACTGTAGAGTTCCGTATAAAGAAAGATAAAAAAATATCCTATGCTATTACAGAAAAGTTTGTAAAATAGAAAATAAAGATTTATATTAGCGTTTATGAAACACATTAAGCAAGCGTTACGACTATTACTACTATGTTGGCTTATTGTATTTCTATTATTTATATTATTAATTAACTTAAATTAAAAGGTTATGGCATTATTTTTTTTCGGTTTGGGAGCAGGAGTTTCTCTGTCGTTGGTTTTATCGTTTATTGGTATAAGGTCTTTAATTTTATCTAAAAAGAACAGCTCTTCTATAGAGGTGTTAGAGAATGACATTAGTTACAAGCTATCTATGATGCAAAAGCAGATAGCCAGACTTAAGTAAGATTTTATGTGGGGACAAACTGTCCCCATTTGTTTTGAACTTTAATTTTAATAAAATAATTAACTATGAATTTATTTTTTTTCCTTGTTGGTGTTAGCTGTTGCTTAATAGTTCTTCTCATTATCAACGCTGTTATTTTGCGAAACGATATAAATAGACTTAGGAAATCAGCATACAGAATGGAGAAGATGATTGAAGATGTTAATAATTCTTCGGACACTATGGCTATAACGTTAGAGAATAGACAAGATCGTTTAGCAGAAAGTCTCTCTCGCAGAATAGATGATTTGATTGCTACTGTAGATGCTAATGAAAAAGATCTCTACAGAGCCTTATCGAACAAAGAGTGTGACATCGATACCAGATTTAATTCTAGTATAAATGGTATTTACACTTCTTTAAAAGATATAGAAAATGTTGTTGATAACAACTCCAAAGAGGTTTATAACTCTTTAGATAAGTTAGAAGACAGGTTTGATAATAGGATAGATACTGCTATGAAAATCTTTTATGAAGATTTACAAAGTCTAGAAGGTTCTATTGATAAGGCTTAATACTCATGCTTTTTTTATACGTGGGAGGCTAGTCCTCCTACTTTTTAAATTTAAATTATGATTAATACGTTACAATACTATTCTGAAAAATCTAAGTTTTTAGTATTCAAATACCATAGAGTAATTTTTGATGATCTACTTTTTAAAGGCTGGTCTGCGCATAATAATTATAGAGAGGTTTTATCTTTATACATCTATCTTATGAATGTTTACTTTAGAGTCCCTTTAAACTTATTAGCATCTACTCTTCCGATTGAGGAGTGTAGGTGTAAACTATATCTGGATAGTATTAAGATTTCATATATAACTAAAATATCTGAAAAATTAGACAATTATTCTGAACAGTATGATATAACTTTAGCTAAGTTGTTTAAGTAGCCCAAACAAACTCTTCGCATCTTAGTTTGTTTTTAAATGTTTTTTTGTGAAAGGGTGAGGTAAAGTTCTCACCCTATTTAGAATCCAAAAAAGTTGCCGAGAAGCCCTAATGAAAAATATACATACACTACAACTACATAATAAACTAATAATAGATAATAACACTTCAGTACTAAAAGTACCCAATGGACTAATATATACTATAAAGACAATAGAAACTATAACTAATACTAAAGATAATTCTAAATACACTATAACAAATACTAATATAGTGTATGTACCTTATACTAATAACACTGATACTATAACAAATAAGGATACAGATAATAAACCTAACCCAGATATAGATCTACCAGATAGTCAATACACTATAATATAACTTTATTATGTTTATCAAACTAAAATGATTGTTAAATTAAATACATACACTATAACTAATAGGTTATTTTATAGTATATATACACTATAATATATAACTACAAAGTATACGTTAGTCTTTCGTTTTTACAGGCTTCTCACTTAGGTGGGAGGCCTTTTTATTTATAACCCTAAAGGGTGGAGGTGGGAAGGATTACAAAACGCATTCTAAAGGTTTACAAAATGTTTATCAAACTGGGGTGTCAAATTGGGGAGGTAGGTGCATATTTGCCCTGTCTTTTTCTCGACCCTCCATTTTTTTCCTACCAAATTTTATTTGGCCTGGGCTGGCCATCCTTCCTGGTTGATCTTCACCTGCCTGGTGGGTGGAGGACCTGGTCTGGTAGGAAATGCTTATAAGGGTCTACCTCATATCTATTTGTTTTGCGTGTTTGGTCAACCAGGGTCTGGTTGGAATAACTTATTTTTGAAAAAAGTTGGGAAAATATTTGGAGATGTGGGTGAGGTTATATTATCTTTGTGGAACTTTAAGCAAGGGGGGAGTCCTTCCTCCCGTTTCCATGTTTTAAGTTTTAGTTGATTAATGATTTTGGGGCCTCCTCTTTAACTAGGGGAGGCTTTCTTTTTATAACTCCAGAAGCTTATAAGGATGTTTCTGTATACTGGATTGTTTGCGTGTTTGACCAACCAGGCCTGGCAGGCTGGTAAGTTTGGTGTGAAGTTAGTAGGCGGCTTGGATCCTTAAGTTCAGTATAAAGTTAAACTACCTATTATATAAGGTGTAGTATACTATATACACTATATACTATAAAGTTATTTTTTTTTAAAAAAGTTGCAGCGAGGTATTGTGTAATTAAAAACTTACTTATATATTTGCGACATCGTTAATCACTAAAATAGAAATATGATGAAAAAGATCAGGGTAACAAATGAAGAACTATTCTACGGTAAGAATGTAGAAGTATTTACTGAGAACTTAAATGTAGGTACTATTAGAGGTAGGTTTATTGGTACTGGACATTTACGCATTGTATGGGATGGGGACTCTATGGTAAGTTCTGGTGAGTTTGGGAGGGATGATTTTGAGGAGGACTTTGGGTTTGTGTTTGAGGTGGAGAAAAATCCTAAAGAGGAGCAGTACTTTATACTGAGGGATATCCAGAGGTCTGGGTATAATGTAGTAACGTGTGGAGATTGTGGCACGGTTAATCTTGTTAGGTTTTCTGATGGAGACTTTTACAAGTGCCATAAATGTGGGTTTGATGATGACAGTAGTTCTTTTCCAGATTTATTTTATTAATTAATTTAAAACTTAAATATTATGACAAAGACAAAGATGTGTTCATTGGTAAAGTTAAACAACCTTATCTACAACTTTACCAAAGTTATTCCTTCCCTAAAGGAGCAGTACCTTCACTTTCATTATGATATATCTACGGATACAATATCTCTATTAGAGATTAATGGTGGAAAGCCTATGGAGGGAGATGATATGTCTATAAGGTTTTCTGAGGAGGGTGATTTGTATGAGATTACTGTAACTGGGGATAAGTCCTTTTGTAATACGGTAGGTGATGTATTAAATCATATAGAGAATTGGTTTGCATAATAACTTGTTTTATATCTGGAATTGGTGATGAACCTCTCCCCAACTTTTGGTGGAGGGGTTTTTTTATGCTTATAAGGATCTACCTTATATCTATTTGTTTTGCGTGTTTGCCCAACCAGGGAAGGTCTGGCCTGGTTAGTTTACTTTGAAGTTATTATAGAGCTGGTTAGTTTACTATAAACTTATTATATGTAGATCTACTTTAAAGTTATTTTTTTTGAAAAAAGTTGGGGTGAGGTATTGCGTAATTAAAAACTTACCTATATATTTGCAACATCATTAATCATTAAAACAAAAAATTATGAAAGCTTTTGTAGTATTAATCCTAGTTGAAGGTTCATTAGTAGAGCCAAGAAAGACTTGTGAATTCCTTGAAGGAACTAAATTTGATATCGGAGGTTCAGTTCAAGCCACATCTACTGACGTATTGAACAAGGTTCTGTTTGAATTAGGTCTAAATGATTCTGATGGCATAGGAGTGCTTTCAATTTCAGACTTTATGGACAGGTTTAATGACCAAGAATTAAACCCAGATGACTACTTTATGTCTTATGTGTATGCTTAGTATTGTGTAATTAAAAACTTTCCCCTATATTTGCAATCATTAATTAACTTTAAACTAAACAATATGGAAAACTTACAAATGATAAATATGTTAGACTTTCTGTTTGATATGTTAGAGCATTACCCAGACTTCCCAAATTATTCAGAAGCAAAACAGTTATCTGTTCTTACAAAGCATATAAACTATCAAGATGGTCATACTAAATTAAATTTACAGTATGATTATATAGGAGAAGCATCAGATGATTACTATAAAGTTATATTTGATATGAGTGATTTTGGTGAGGTATTTAAGTATGCAGATGAAGAGGTTTTATCTGAAATAAAAAGTAGTGAAGAGTTTAAGAGTAATAATAAGTATTTTATGTTTAATGGTAAAGGTATAGTATCTAATGATGATATTACTGTGTTAGGTTTTGACTCTAAAAAGATTGCACAGTACATATTAGAAGAGTATCATAATTTTATATGTTAGCATAGTTTCGGATAGTATGTTTGAGCCTCTCCGCCAGATTTTGGTTGGAGGGGTTTTTTTATGCTTATAAGGATCTACCTTATACCTATCTGTTTTGCGTGTTTGCCCAACAGAGCTGGCTGATCTGTAAGTTTACTTTGAAGTTATTATATGTACTGGGTAGTTTACTGTAAACTTATTATATATAGGTTTAATAAAAAGTTATTTTTTTTTCAAAAAAGTTTGCGGAGAAGAAATAAAAAACTATATTTGCAGAACATTAATCATTAAAACATAACAAACATGAACAATTACGATTTCTTTTTATTCACAAAACTAGTGGATGTAAGATTCCCCAACAATAAGGATTCTTACGATGAGTTGTACGATACCTTATCTATGGCTTATAACTCTTTTCTATCAAGTAAGTATAACGACTTTGATAAAGGAGTTTATGAGTGTATAGAAGAATACTTGGAAGATGAGGACTTACCATTCAGACAATGTACAAAGACTGGTAGTTACATTGTAGAGGGGTATATGGTCAATCACAATTTAATGTCGTACGGAGATATCGAATACTATGCTTCAGAAGAAGATTTAGTAGAAAGATTGAAGGAAACTTATCCTGAAATTTCAGATAAGGAAGAACTACTGGCTACTGCCTATGAAGATGAGTATTACTGTTGGACACAATTTAATAATTAACTTTAAACTAAAACTATTATGGAAGATTTCAAATTAATCAATGTACTGGAACTGGCTTCTGAACTAGCAGATATGAAAGTTAGAGAAATTATGGTAAACTTTTCAGATATTTACATTGAAGATAGTGATGGAAGTACAAGGTATACTGAAGAGGCTCAAGACCTATTTAACGAGTGGTACGATTCCTACACTGAACTAATACAATCTATTTAACTTTAAACTAAAACTATTATGGACAAATTACTTAAATCTGAAATTGACAAAGCAAAAAAACTTTTAAAAGACAATGGCTACCAAACGTATAACTTGTGGCACATTGACGATGTATTGGATGAAGAAGGGCTTTTAGAGGATGGCGATAAGATGGAGATACTGGAAGAAGCACTCACAAATGAATGGGTTATAGAACAAATTTTTTTTATTATAAACGACATTAGAGATAGGTATATTGAAGAAGTTAAAAACAAAAAAGCATGAGAAGGAAGTATTTAAATAGAGTAACAGAAAGTGATTTTATAAACTGGTACTTTAGCGATTCAGAAGACTTGACCGAATTTGCAAAAGGTATTATTGATGAACTGGCAGAGACTGGTAAATGTAACTTGACTGTAAAGAAAGTATTTGATAACTGTGGGTATATACCCTCACACATTTGCGAGTCTAAACTGGATGGGGAAGAATACCAACCGCACGAAGTTAGACTGGTAAAAGATATTTCTAATTAAAAGTAAAAAAGTTAGGGGAGAGTGTATAATAATTAAAAACTTTCCCCTATATTTGCAGAACATTAATTAACCATAAAAACTTAAAGTTATGAAAGTAGCAAGACCCAAGACAGAAAAATGGCATAATGACCAAGAAGGTGATTGCAGAAAACCTATTGATAGAGATGGAAGTAAAAAATCATATTATAAAAAAGGATGGTGGAAAAGATATGATAGAAAGAAGTTTTTCCGCAATATTAACAAGTGGTTTGGATAATTACCGCTAAAAGTTTGCGGAGAAGAAATAAAAAACTATATTTGCAGAACATTAATTAACAACTAAAAATTTAAAACTATGCCAAACTGGTGTTCAAATTACGTAACGATTTACGGAGAAGATTTCTCCAAAGTAAAAGATTTACTTTTAACTAAAACTGATGATGATGGTCTTTTCGAGCATACTGTAGGTATTGTAAAGGAAGGCTATTTAAGAGATGAAAAGTATAAAAATTTAGGAGAGGTTATGCTTGATAACAAATACTTTAACTGGTACGACCACAACATAAACGAGTATGGTACAAAGTGGGATGTTAATGAGATTTCATTTGATGTTTTTGCCGACCCATCTGATGAGCATATTTCCTTTAGTTTTGAGTCCGCTTGGTCTCCTCCTTTAGAATGGGCAAGAAAACTGTCAGATAAGTTTAAAGTAATTGTGGTAATAGAGTATGCTGAAAATGGTTGTGATTTTGGAGGTAGGTCAATATTTGAGAATGGAGATGAAAAGGAATTTGCACAATACACATACCTTAACTGGATGTTAGTTGATGATACGAGTGGAACTAGGTTTATGGAGGAAATAGAGTACATAACATCTCATATGGACAAAGATGAGTTTGAAGAGTATAAGCAGGATATTATAGAGTCTGCTGAAGAACAGTTAGACTCTACTTTTGTAAAGACTGTTGTGGATGTATTTGATGAAATAGAAAAGAGTATGTTTGAAGAATCTTAATAGTAATAGGTTATGTTTTAGAGTGCCTCTCCCCCGCTTTTGGAGGAGGGGTTTTTTTGTGCTTATAAGGATGATCCGATATACCTACTAGTTTGCGTGTTGTGTGAACTGGTTGAACGTATTTGTAAGTTTATTTTAAAGTTATTGTACATACTATATGTTTACTTTTAAGTTATTATATGTATTATATGTTTACTGTAAAGTTATTCTGTTTACTTTTAATTTATTTTTTTTTGTAGAAAAGTTTGCGGAGAAGAAACAAAAAACTATATTTGCAGAACATTAATCAACATTAAAAACTTAAAGTTATGGAAACTTACAAAAAGATTGGTAATTACACATTCAAGTTAACATCAAAATACAATATTGGTGATGAAATTTTTTATCAGAATATGAAATGGAGTTATAAAGATGAGAAAAATATCATTACAAAAGAAAAGGCAAAAATAGTTGATATGTATGATTATGGTAATAAAAATTGGGGAACACTAAATGTTAGAGTTATACCTGAAAGAAAAGAATTGTGGGATAAGGATGGTGGTAGGTGGATTAGTGAAAATGATATTATTTCAAAGGTGGGTGGGTAAAAATTATTGCACATAACTATTTGTTAACCCAAGTTTAAACTTAATACCAATGAAACTAACATTCAGTATTTTAATTATCTTTATATCTTTAACTGTACATTCACAGTCCAGAAGATTCACTTTAGATAAAAGTAATTTAGCAACAGTACAAAGTAACAATATTAATCAACCAACAAAACAATCTACTATGAAGTTATTCATCGCAATCGAAGAAGGAAGGAACCTACGTTCCAGATTCATTACAAGCTTGGAAATTATTGCTAGAAATGAAATTGAAGCTAGAAAAATTATCAGAGAGTATAATCGTTATGTATTTGATAATAAGTTAAAAGTAAAAGAATTGAACAGACCTATCATTTGTGAAGTAACTATGACTGGTGCATTTGAACACCATAAGAACTCTACTAGAGGGTTTTATAACCCTACTACAGAAGTACAGTAAAGATATATTCACTCACTCTGTATAAAGGTGCTACATTAATTTGTAGTGCCTTTTTTTATGCTTATAAGGATGATCCTTTATACCTATTAGTTTGCGTGTTTGATGAAGTGACCAGTCAGTATATATGTTTATTGTAAAGTTATTCTGTATACTATATGTTTACTTTTAAGTTATTCTGTATACTATATGTTTACTTTTAAGTTATTCTGTATACTATATGTTTACTTTTAAGTTATTCTGTATACTTTTAAGTTATTTTTTTTGCAGAAAAGTTTGCGGTGATGAAATAAAAAACTATATTTGCAGAACATTAATCATTCTAAAACAACACAATATGAAAAGTTTAACGTTTTTATCAGCCAATCAAAAAGTTGTAAATGTCATTGCATTAAATAAAACTAAAAATGGCAAAATAACTACACCGAATAAATTAATACTACAAACCTATCACTTTGATATTGAGCAAATAAATTTTGCCAAACAAGGTGGTAAAGGTATTAATTTAGATACTGGATTTCTTAATCCTAAATTAACTGAAAATAATTGTTTGAGCTGTCCTTTAAGATTTGGCGGTTGTTATACACATCACGGTATCCAGCCTGTAGGCCATTTATCTATGTTACGTAGATTGGCTAAATTAGATAAAATACCTCAATATTCTGTTGATACCATTAACCAATCTTTAGCAATGTTACAATTAACTACAAATAAATACATTAGGTTTGGCAGTTATGGGTGTCCAACAAATTTACCCTTTAATTTGGTACAATTATTAGCCGAAAATGCTAATAACTATACGGGATATACGCATGAATGGCACAATCCTAAAAACTACAAATATATGGCTTATTTTATGGCTTCTACTCACCAAAGTGACCCTATATTCAGTAGCAAATTAGCCAATGATTTGGGTTTTAGAACATTTGAGATAGACGGAAAAGTTAATACCGTCCAATGTCCACATTCAACCAACAAAGATATTAAATGTGACAAATGTGGTTTATGTAGCGGATATAAAGGTAAAGGAAAAACAAATATAGGTATCCCAAAACACTAGGTTTAGATTGATTAATTAGTTTAACGGCCTGGCAATAAGTTAGGCCGTTTTTTTTATGCTTATAAGGATGATCCTTTATACCTATTTATTTGCGTGTTTGATTAATTACTAATTAGTGTTTATGTTTACTTTTAAGTTATTATACACACTATATGTTTATTGTAAAGTTATTCTATATAGTATATGTTTACTTTTAAGTTATTCTATATAGTATATGTTTACTTTTAAGTTATTTTTTTCTAGAAAATTTTGCGGTGATGAAATAAAAAACTATATTTGCAAAAGATTAATTAACAATTAAAACTTATTAAAATGAGGAATTTAAAATTGCACGAAATTATTGAAAGGTCTGAATCGCTTGTGGAAATTAGCTATAAAGACGTTGCACCAAAAGTAAAACAATTAAAAACTTACTACGGTACTAAAGTTTTCTTTTTGGCTACATTTGTTAGCAATGCTATTCAAGGTGGTATTGTTGTCCCAATAGATTATATAAATGAAGCAATAGATGAAATAGCACTACTACATTCAGAAGATAATGAGGAATTTGAATATTTAAAAGAATTATACAGTCACCAAACAGTATTATTATAATTAATTAACAATTAAAACTTATTATTATGCCGTACTCAATTGAAGATACTATGGAAATTTACCTGTTAAATAATGAAACAGGCGAAGAATGTACTTTTAAAGTAGATTTCAACTATTACTATGACGAAGGTAGATATCACAGTGCGTGGGAAGATAGTTATCCTGCTGAAGAATGTCTGGAAGTTACATGGGTTGAAAATGAAGAAAATTTGCCCGACTGGGTAACTGAGGAAATGATATATAATGAGGTGGAAAATAACTTACACTGTTATTAATATCATAGAAAAATAGTGTTAAAATAGGGTAACATTAATTTGTTATCCTATTTTTTTTCTTATAAGGAAGACCTAATATGCGTACTTGTTTGCGTGTTTGACCAATTGACTGGTTGACTGGATCTATTTTTATATGTTTACTTTAAAGTTATTCTGTATACTATATGTTTACTTTAAAGTTATTCTGTATACTATATGTTTACTTTTAACTTATTATTACTATCAAAATAACTTTTTAGTAAAAAAAATTAACTTGATATTGAAATAAAAACTATCTTTGTATCGTATTAATTAATAACTAAAACAACACAACATGGAATTTTTAAAAGAATTCGAATTGCAAGGATTTACTTACCACCTAGTTTTACACTGCGAAAAAACATACTTTTTTTTCGCTGGACTATTTTTTGAGGCTAACGGTTTTGAGTCTCAAATAACCGTTGAAAATTACATTTTATCATTATTAAATTAATTAACTATGCTAAACTTAATCAAGCTCGTATTTTTGGTTTTAATTGGTATTGCATTATTGTATATTGATGCGGTTATAAAAATACCACAATTAAAACTTATTGCATCATTTCCTTTTATGACAGTGGGAATATATCTAATTATCCTATTCCTTTTCCCTAAATTGGAAAAGCGGATAATTGGCTAACTTTTTTTTAATTGGGTGAAAATTTTTTCATCCAATTATTCTTTATTTCAAATTTATTTATATCTTTGCTATCATTTTAAACTTTAAAAATTTTCAAAACATGGAAAAAGTAATTTCAAAAGACGAATTAATTAAGATTTGTCCAGCAGTAATTTCAAAGCAATCACCATCAGTTAAAAGCCGTTATGTTCATATTAACACTATGGACGTTATTGAGCAAGTATTAAACAGTGGCAATTGGGATATTACCAAAGCAATTGGTAAGGACCAATACGGTTACCATCAAGTTATCTTGACTCAAAACGATAGTTTTGAGAACACTGACAAATTAGGAAAATTGTTTCCTCAAATTAAAGTAATTTCGTCTCATGACGGTACAACAAAATTTCAGATGCTTATGGGTATTTTTAGACTCATTTGTGATAACGGTTTAGTTGCACCGATGAAAAATACTTCAGAAGCAAATACCGTAAAACATATTGGCATAGACACTGATTATGTTAACGGGGTAATCGAAAATACTTTATCTAACGGTTACGGTATTATTGGGAAAATTTCTAAAATGAGGAACACTGATATTTTTGAGGATGCAAAAATAGACCTTATTAACACCGCACTATTGACTAAAGGTAGGGTACATGAAAATGAGGCTAGTAACTTTATTTCAAAGTTAAATACCGAAACCTACAAATCTATTTGTGAAATAAATAGACCACAGGATGCGGGAAATAATATTTGGAATGTTTTTAATACCGTTCAAGAAAATGTGCTACGTGGTAATTATACGGTTTACGGGGAAAAGAATAGAAAGGCTAGACCTGTTACTGATTTTCGACTAAACGACCGTATTAATACAGCTATGTTTGAAAAGGTATTAGAACTAGTATAACATTAAAATAGTCTAGCATTAAGATAGGGTAACATTAATTTGTTACCCTATTTTTTTATCTTATAAGGACGGTATAATATGTATATTTATTTGCGTGTTTGACCTATTTTAAAGCGGTTTTTTTAGACGTTTTTTTGTTGACTGGGATTGTTCCCTATTGAGTAAAAAAAAGTCCTGAAATTAGCCTTAAAATAGCCTTGTAAAAAAAATGAAAAAAAATTAACTTGATATTGAAATAAAAACTATCTTTGTGGAAATTAATTTTTTAACTAAACTTAACTATCATGAAAAATTTAAAAGAACTTTTAGATTATTTGCACAAATTAATCGTACTGGAAAACCGCTCAAATGTCGGCTTTGTATGGATAGGGAAAACGTCCATTGCTAACTTAAATAAGTTAGGCAAAGAACTTTATCCTGAGGGAATAACTAAGGTGCAAAAGACTAAGGCTAATATTGCTAATAAAATTAGCCGTCATTTTGATAAAGTTAATGAGCCGTTAAAAGGTATTGGTACATGGGGAAAAAGGATACATGCTGGACGTGTTGACCACAAAGAAGCAAGTTATATTGAAGTTTTCAGTGCGAAAAATGAGTATCAATATTTTTGCAATGCTACGGGCAATGAATTAAATTTTGCTGAAATTAAGCAATACCTATCTTTAAGACAGCCAACAGCACATAAATATAGACGTTTTAAATTGGATGCAAATGTAGATTTTGTTTCCTTTGCAGGAAAGCGATTTAAATAGCCTATAATTTAGTTTAAATAGGGGACTACATTAATTTGTAGTCCCTTTTTTTGTGCCTATCTTATTCTAATAGGCTATTTAGACGTCAAATTTTAGACGTTTTTTTATTTTAGGTATATTACTATCATATTGATACAAGTATCGAAATTTCGCCTTAAAATAGGCAATTAGACCATCCAGAATATTATACTATTATTTAAGTGTTTTACGAAATTATATTTTATAATTTAAAAGTATAATTTAGCCAAAGTATAATATAATAATATAATTTGGTATTATACGTGTATGGCGAAATTATATTTGGGGGTTAGGTTTCTTGGCGATATAAAATTTGGTGGAGGGTGGCCTGGCGCAGACTCGTTTTTATATCGAGGTCAAAATTTTTTACTGGGAAAAGTGTTTATCAAACTGGACCTACCTCCCTACCTCCCTACCAACCCTATCCTTCCATCCTACCTACCCACCTACCTACCATCCTACCAACCTACCTACCAACCTACCAACCCATCAGTCTACTTAGTCATATACCTCCAGCCTTACTCTTTGTATCAAACATAAAGGATCGAAAAAAGTTGGGGGGAGACTCTAAAAAATTATTTGCCTAAAAAGTAAATATTTATATAAGAATAGTATTTTAAAAAAATTCCGCAAAAAAAATTTTTTCCTGTGAGACTAGTTTCCCTACTTCCTATTAGAGAGTCTGTAACTTCCAAGTTTTCTTCTATGATCAAGTCTAATCCAGGGCTTATTACAAAGACTTTACTACCCACTTCAGTTCTTATGTTAATACCTTTATTAGCTAATAGTAGGAGTGTTAAGTATTTGGTTCCAGATCATAAAGACACTTTGTTAAGTTTTTGGCGAAGGTCTATTAAGTATTTAGGAAGTAGTGTAATTTCTATAAAGGAGTATGATATAGACTTGGATAAGTTAACTCCAGAAATTGTTGGCGAGATGTCTGCATCTTCTGTTGATATTATAACAGCCAGGGTAATCTTAGATTTGCTTTCCAAAGATATTTTAACAAAAGTTAAGGTTAGATCAGATAAGGTAAGAAAAGCTGTGTCGTATTTGGTAAAGGATATTACCAATTTAAAGGATATTGACGATAGTGCTATAGATGCGTATTTAGAGTCTTTAAGGGATGGGAGTAATACTTTTTCTTATAATGGCATTCAGTATAATACCTATTTAGAAGATAGTCCTATTCAGATTGCAAAAGCAGAATTAAGTGATAAGGCAAGTGATCATAAAAAAGTTGGCGAGATGGTAGACGAATTAGAAAAACTGTTAAAATGATAAAACTAAAAGACATACTTTTAGAGGTTAGTAAGGTGTTTTATCACGGCACTCCAGATTCCAGGCAGATATCAAAACAAGCTGGTTTTGAAAGAAAGACAAAAACTATAAACTATATAGAGGATTTGGATAGATACAAAGAATTACAAAGACAGCTTAAGGATACAGACTATGCTAATATAGGACAGATAGGTAAAGAGATAAAGTCTTTAGAAAAAAAACATACTTTTAGATCTCCTATATTTTTAACAGATACTCTTTCAGTTGCAAAGACATATAGTAAGAAGCCTGCCTGGGGTAGTCAGAATAGTACCCCTAAAGTGTATAAGGTAAAGACCAGTCCTTCAAAGATATTAACCTTAGATATAAAAGGTAAGAGGTTTGATTTTTTAGATGTAGGTTTAGTTGCAGGTGCGTTTAAAAGTGCGGGAGAAGATACTAACACCTTCCATAATTTATTACAAAAGTATGAGTACTATCAGTTAGGTAACATAGAAGGAGTACCTACAGACTCTTTAGTGGCTATTGCAGACGAGTTAGGCTTTGACTGTATTGATGTTTTAAATGCAGAGGATAGTTATAATGTAGGAAACAAATTATCAACAATAAGAATTATGTTGGAACCAAACGATATAAATATTATAAGATGATTAAATTAAAAAACATTGTAGAGAGTATCTTAAAAGAAAGAATATCAGATATAGTATACCACGCTACGTATCTTAATAAAGGCCTAAGCATATTAAAACAAGATGCTTTTGTTTTAGCTACTGTAACTGGTACTAAATCTGAAAAAGAAAAAAATAAAGGTAAAAACTACTATATGTCTTTAGCAAGATCTATGAGCAGTGGTTATAATCTTTTTAGAAATGCTAGACAAATTATATTTTTTAAACTTGATGGAAAATTGTTGGGAAATAACTTAAAAGGAGGTCCTATAGATTATTGGGATGGTATGCATATGATGAATATAAGTAATATGACAAATAAAGAAATGGAAGATAGAATATTCTCGGATAAACCTAAAATAGAAAATGCTTCTAAATATATAGAAGAGGTATATATTTTTTTAGGAGAAAAAAAATTTAAAATGAATAAAGATGAAAAAGGTATACCTACTGGTACATATACATCCTGGTATGAATTGGAAAATATGTTATCAGATAATACAAAAAACATTATATTACAAATACTTGTACTACTAAAAAAAAGAGGCATACCTTTTTACATATACTTTAATAAATCAGATTTATTATCAAACAATAAGAAAAATGCCGTCAATTTTAAACAACTTAATTTAGGAGATAGAAAAGGTAATTTAGAATACAGTTATGACCGCTCAGATGTAAATAAATATAGGTATTTGGAAAAATCTCAATTATTAATATACTTATATTATTTTAACAATATAAATAAAATTAAAAACATTGTTCCAAAACACTATAAAGATATTGTAAAATCTAAAGTATACGATATAACTAAGTTACATAAAAACGATTTTCTAATGAGTGAGTATATTAGAAGTTTAAAAGGTGAGATCCACAATGAAAAATCTAAAAACAACAACTATATTAATAGGCTCAATAAAATAATGAGAGATGAAAAATTAACTAATTTAGAAGACCTTGTTACCTTAATATCAAAAAAATGGGATAAAATATTATGATTAAATTAAAACAAATACTAAACACCTTAACAGAATCATTAGAAAGATTACAATTCTCAAACTGGGAGATTCCTGACTTAAAGCAGCTTAAGCTAGAGTTTAAGGTAGAGCATCAGCTAAAAAGAAATAACTTTTTTGAAAGTGAAGAAGATTTCTTAGAAAGAGTAGATAAAGGTGAGATAATAACAATAACAGAGCAAGATGATAGAAGTATATCTTATAGATCAAGAACAAAGAGCTTTGATCAGCTACATAATCTTATAAGAAGTTACGCTTCTTATCCAGAGTTTAGAAATGAGGATACTTTAAAAAATATTTACAAAGGTTTTAGAGAAGGTAAGGCTATGGATTTACCTATTGTAATTGAGTTTAGTAACGGAGCAAGAAGAATATTCTCTGGAAATACAAGATTAGATGTAGCCTTTCAGTTAGGGGTTACTCCTGTAAAGGTTCTTCTTATAAAGTCTGACCGAGAATATTAATATCCGCTGCGTATTTTGTGGCGGAGAAGTATATTTATATTAAAACAACAGTATGAACAAACAACTTATTAAAGAAGAAATCGCCAAAATACAGAGAATTGCAGAGGTAAAACAGCAATTAGACGGCAAATATGAGTATCCTTCCTATACAAATGAGCAAATTGAGGTCTTAAAGGAGGGTTTTTTAGACAAAATGAAGGCTAAGTTTAAGGATAAGTTTACATATGATCCTAACGTAAAAGCTATCTATTCTTATATAAAAGGTGGCGGAAAAGGCAATTTAAGGCTTCAAAACTACCCTTATGGTACATTTCCACCTGAATTGAAGAAAGTTGGCGGCAATTTTACTGTATCTTCTTCTAAAATAGAGGAGTTTTCTCCTAAAATGCAGATAGATGGAGATTTAACTGTTATGAAAACAGATATAAAGAATTTAGGAAAAGACTTAACTATTAAGAATGACCTAGCTATTATAAACTGTACTAACTTAAATGTATTTCCTAATAAGATTTTTGTTGGGGGAAGTATTGCAATCAAGGACACTCCGATAAAATCTTGGCCCAAAACTATATCAAAGATCAACGGTAATCTAGGATTATATAAAACAGATGTAGCTGAACTACCTTCAGGTCTATCTGTAAACGGAGTTCTAGATTTAAGAGACACTCCGATAAAGAAGATTCCAGATAATTTATTTGTAGCAGATAGTTTGTATGTGACTGGATGTCCTAATCTTAAGGGTGTATTCAGTTTTGGAAAAAATATTAGAGTAGATAAGAATGTTCATTTAAAGAAGACTCCTTTGATGAAGAGCTTAAGTACTCAGGATGATGTAAAAAGTTTTGTTGAAGCTACTGGTATGCAAGTAGGTGCGATACACTACGGTAAAAAATATCCTGTTGCTTTTAATGCTGGAAAAAAATCAAAGAAGGTAACAGCAGACATTGGAGGTAAGATCAGAGCTAAGCGAACAGCTCAAGGAGGTGGAGGGTTTGGCGGACAACTTGGAGCAGGTGGTAGAGCTGCTGGTGGAAGTAGAAAGAAGAGTATCTTCAACATCTTCAGAGAAAGTTTAAAAGAGGCTGAATATAGTCCAGAGGAGTTAAAGGAGATCGAAGGTGCTATTTCTATCTTACAAAAATATGATGCCTAATGAACATATTAAAGGTAAGTAAGAATAAGCCTTTAGTAGATGCTATTGCCAACAGACATCCTATATCTTTTATGTATTATGGAGACAAGAACAGAGATGTACTTGTAGGTAAGAGGCAGTACGCTGAACCTGTTGCTATAGGAATCTCAAAAAAAGGCAATCTTATGATAAGATGTTACATAGAGCCTCCAACCAAGTCTAAGTCAGGCTATAAGAGGAGTTACTGGAGAACTTATTTAGTCTCTGGTATGAGAGGTGTGGTTGTTATGAAATCTAAAACTTTTGATTTAACAAGACCATTATATAATGGTGGAGGGGATGATAGGACTATGGTAACTACACTGTTTTCTAATGAGCCTGGTGCTGATCCGTACAGAACTCCAAAACAGATTCAGGCTGATGAGAAAAAGAAGCAAAGAGAAAAGGACACTCAGATTTCAGATAAGATAAAGAAGTCTATACAAGATAAGGTTAAAAAAGCAAGAGGGAACTTGAGTGCGAGGGATAAGGCCTTTATCAAACAGCAACAAGAAAAGTTAAAAAGAAAAAGATGACAAAGCTATCTGAGTTAAAAAAAGAAACGCTTTTAAATACTGAAGAGTATTATGAGGTAGCTAAGGCTATAAGAGCTGGCAAACCTATAGACTTTTATTACTCACAAAAAAGTTCAGTATCTCCTTTATACTGGGCTGGTCCTGGTGCTGGACCTGAAGCTTCAAAAAGAATAACCGTCCAACCCTATGCTTTAGGTATATCTAATAAGTATACTGGATCTGGAGTCTTTATGTTGGCAATGATAAGAAAAGGAGAAACCTTTAGTATGTCCAACACAGGAATTTGGAGAACTTATTATTTACATAGAATGGCAGATATAGAGCAGTCTTCTGAAAGGTGGGTAACGCCTAATAAAAGACCGCCAGATGATAAATTATTTAAAAATATAGGAGATATAACAATGGTACACAGAGAATTAAACAGCATACCTCAAGATGACACTCTAGATACAGACGTAGACTATGAGATAAGCGAAGCTGAAGAAGCGGATATTAAAAACCTACAAAAAGATGTAGAGGAGTTTAGTAAGAATAAGGAGAAGATAAAGACAAAGTTATCTGATATTGCCAAACAACTTTTAGGAGATAAAGACAAGAAATGATAAAGATATTACTTTTTACATTTGCCCCCATCTTTTTGATGGCACAAGATAACTCTCTATTTTATAGTTTTGGCTTTTATATGAACGATGTAAGAGACTTAGATGGGAGAACTCCTATATCTTTAGAGATAGGTGCTGATATGGACACTTACACTGCGTCTTTGCAATCAGATGTAAGAAGAGGAAAGACTTACATAGGGAATTATGTTTCTAACTCTGATCCTGTTAGTATAGACACCAGGTATGTAATTAATGGTAAGATAAATAAGAATCATTTATTAGGAGGGTATGGGCAGTTTACAACAACTGCAATGGCCATAGATGGAGCTGCCATAGGATTATCTTATAGGTATATAAATAAGCCTACAAAAGTTTTTTCTTTTTTTGCCGACTTTTTTTTGCCTGTATTAGGCTATAACAAAATAAGAAAGTGGAACCCTGTTGACGAGCGTGTAAATAGTATTATCTTTGGACATAACCTTAATCCTGCCTACAAAGCCAGGAACACAGAAATTAGGTTTAAAGTAGGATTAGTAATTAGAAACTTTATAAATGAAAGATAAAGAAGAAATGTCTCCACAAGAGAAAAAGATGGAGATGTTAAAAAAACATTACAAGTCTTTACCTCTTCCTAAAGTAAGAGATATACAGGCGCAGTTAAAAAGAAAGTCTAAAAGATACCAGGACTTAGGTACAAAAGTTCCTAAAGATGTCACGTCTTTACAAAGAACATTAACTTATATTATCAGAGCAAAAGAAGCAGAAGCTATAGAAAAAGGTGCGGTGAAGGAAAGCATTGATTATGGGGTTTTAAAGGATCTAATAACAAGTAGGATAAAGGTAAAGCCTTTAAAAAAAGTAAAACAGTCTATTTTTCCAAATGCTATAGATGTTTGGAAGTTATCAGAAAATATTTACTTAAAGACTACAGACGATAATAACCTAGTATTATTTAGTATGTCTGCTGATGATAATTTAAAACTTAAGTACAAAGAGTTGAAAAAAATTGGCGGAGATGAAGATCTCTCTAACTTTTTAAATTTAGCAAAAAGAAAAAAAGTATGAAACAAAACACTTTTTACAAATTATATGATAAGTTAATATTAGAAACTATAAGCATCCTATCAGAATCTCAGTTAGACCAATTAAAGGCAACTTTTGTTGGGGAAGGAGAATTAGACAAACCTGTTAAGATAGGAGGCAAAAAAGAGAAAGGCAAAAAAATGTCGGAAGATGTTTGGAATAAAATCTCTAATTTAACTGTATCTCGTGCTAATAAGGATAATACCAAATTAAAAGATTTACCTCAATATTTTATCTGGTTGTTAAAAATGGTAGCAGCAGAAAAACTCCCAAAGGAAGATATAGACCAATTTGGAGATTCCAGTTTTGGAAAAGGTCTTATATCCAGGTTTATTAGTAAAAAGATAGCAAAGTATCTAAAACAAAGAGATATAACAAAGTATAGTAATATAGAGGATTTAAGAACTGACGTAGCTGATGCAGAAGACCAATTACCCTACGAGTATGAACAAGGAGAAAATTTAGTGCCTAAAGAAGGTATAGATGAGTTAAAACAAGTTGGAGTAGACCTTATAGGTACTGTTGCAGGATATCAATGCTTTAAAGTATCTCAAGGAAATGATAGTGAAGAGACTTTTAAAGTATATACTAAATATTTGGCAAAATGTGCAAGTGGGGATATCACTTTAGATATTTGTACTATGAGAAATTATGATAGTTTTAAAAAGTACATAAAAAATGAAGATTATTATATATTCTTTAACACTAATGATAAAAAAGCACCTTACCAGTTTGGATACGGTAGTCAGCAGTTTCACGATGTAGGAAATAGAAGTGTCATTGCCGCTGATTATGAATAAAGTATAGGATAATGAAAAAACACATATTACAATTTTTTAAATTTTTAAAAGATAAGGAAGGTAAATCAGCTCCCTTAAAACTCAAGCTCTTAGACCCACAAACTTTTGGTAAACCCACAAAAAATCAGTTAAATGTAAAAGGTGACTTAAATTTAAGTAAGACAAATATAAAGGAACTACCTCAAGGACTACAGGTGAGTGGGGATTTAGATTTAAGCGGTTGCACATCTCTTACAAAACTTCTACAAGGACTACAGGTGGGTGGGAGTTTAGATTTACAAGGCTGTACTTCTCTAAAAGAACTACCTCAAGACCTTAAGGTGGGTGACGGTATAAATTTAATGGATTGCACATCTCTTAAAGAATTACCACAAGACCTTTATGTGGGTGAAGATTTAGATTTAGAAGGTTGCACATCGCTTAAAGAACTCCCACAAGGACTACAGGTGGGTTGGAGTTTAAATTTAATGGATTGCACATCTTTAAAAGAACTTCCACAAGGTCTTAAGGTGATTGATAATTTATGGTTAGTAAACACACCTATAGCAGATAAATACTCAAAAGAAGAGATAAAAAAGATGATAGAAGATGGGGGAGGATTTGTTGAAGGTGAAATTAATGTATAATGAAAAAACACATAGCACAATTCTTTAAATTTTTAGAGGATAAGGAAGGTAAGCCTGCTCCGTTAAGACTCAAGCTCTTAGATCCTCAAACATGGGGTAAACCTACGAAGGAAGATTTAAACGTTAAAGGTGATTTAGATTTATCAGAAACAAACATAAAAGAGCTTCCACAAGGACTTAAGGTAGATAAGAATTTATGGCTAGATGGTTGTACATCGCTTGAAAAACTACCCCAAGGTCTTAAGGTGGGGTGGCTTTTAGATTTAACAGATTGCACCTCCCTTGAAAAACTACCCCAAGGACTTGAGGTGGGTATGGGTTTAAATTTAACAAACACACCCATAGCACAAAAATACTCAAAAGAAGAAATACGAAAAATGATCGAGCGTGGAGGTAAATCTGTTAAAGGTCAAATTATTATATAATGGAAAAACACAAATTATGAAACAGATTATAACAACATTCCTACTACTATTAGGAATCACAACCTATTCTCAAACAGGGTGCTATACTTTTCCTTCAAGTACAAGATCATCGGTAGGTGTTTTAAAACTTGGAGCAGGTATTATGCCATTTATGATGCAAGACAATGACCAGCTTCCTATTAGAATGTTTATGATGGAGATGGAGTATAAAACTTGGGGAGGAGGAGTTCAACTTGATGCGAGATCAGGTAAGACATATCTATCAAAAACATTTCCCTATGCTCCTTCCATATCTATGGATTCAAGACTCTACGGCTATCATAATATGAATGATAATGTATCTATAGGAGGATACGGACAGATTAACTCTACAAGTATGTGGGTGGATGGATGTGCTTTGGGAGGACTCCTACGATACTCACAAGACTTTAAGAACGTTGGTATGTTTGGACAAGTACAACTACCTTTCTTTAGTATGCAAAGAAGACCTCCCTCAACGGTAGCAAATGGGATGGAGCATCAAAAACTATATTGGTTTGGTATTCCTGAAAATTTTGGGCAAGATGACTTTCACAAAACAAGACCATCAGAATATAGATTTACAGTTGGAGTATATATAAGAATAAACAGTAGAATATATCCATATTAATAAACCCAGCCTTATGATTAAACTAAAGGAAATATATAATACATATATCATTTCAGAATTTACAAAATCTGATTATATAGAAATACCTTATGGTAAAGATGATGGTATAGATTATGATACTTTAGAGGATGAAGGGTTAGAAGATTATGAAGATGATATACTTGACCAAATAGATACCTTAGAAAAAGAGTCTGGAATACATTTTACAAGAGATAGGTTTATAGATACAATATTATTTCATAAAAAAGATAATAAGGTAGTTGGAGTGTTATACTATTCTGATGATACTGATAAATTTACCTTTGATGTAATAGTCTCTAAAGATTATAGAAATAAAGGAATAGCTTCTTATTTAGTTAAATTGGCTTTAGATTTTTATAACTTTGATACAGAAATGTTTAATAATAAAATAGAAGTAGATGCAGTTAATCCGATTATGGCTAATTTACTAAAAACTAAATTTAATTTTAAAGTAAAAGAAAAACTACCTGGTAGAGAAATACTCACACGATAAGACAACTAATTATGATTAAACTAAAGCCACTTGTAGAAGGTATTTTAAAAGAAAGATATGATATTTCCAAATACGACAATATGTTAAAACAAAAATATGATATAGATTATTCAGACTTAAATTATTTAGGAAGTGGAGACTTTGGTGAAGCATATTCTGATGATGAAGGGAAGGTCTTTAAGTTTACAAGTTCTAAAAGCGAGGCATCATTAGCAAAAGAAATATTGAAAAGTAACTCAAAGTATGATGCCTTTGCAGATATCTACGATGTAGTAGATTTAGATAATAGAGTGACACTCATAGTACAAGAAGAATTAGAAGAAGACAGTTCTATAGAAGATATGTACTATCAAGTAGAAAATATATTAGCTAATCAAGAACTTCCTATACAGTATATACATAATTTAGATTATGATGAATTAGACGAAGAAATTGATTCAGAGTTAGAAAAATTTATTAACGATTTAGAAGATATAGTTAGGTCGTATAGAATGTTAGGTATAGAAGCCTCTGATATACGCCCAGAAAATATGGGATATGATAAATCAGGTAAACTAAAAGCATTTGATATAGATGATAAAAATAAGTAAGATGATTAAACTAAGACAACTATTAAAAGAAGCCAAGAAGAAACTCTATCCTTGTCCTAAACCAACAAAGGATTTAAAACTTAATACAAAGAATAGAAACAAGGCTATTAAAGCAGACCACATTAAGTATGGTCCTTTAAACGTAGATAAGCCAGGAAACTTTTGGAAACAAATAGCAAAGTTTTGGAACACAGAAGAAGATGCAGCAAAGTCTTCTTTATGCGGTAACTGTGCTGCATTTGATGTATCTCCAAGAATGAAGCAGTGTATGCCTGGAGAACTACAAGATGATGATGGAGAGTTAGGATATTGTTGGATGCACCACTTTAAGTGCCACTCTGCAAGGACTTGTAGAACTTGGGCGAAGGGTGGACCTATAAAAACAGATGATGTATCTGAAACTTGGCAAAATCAAAAATCAGATGACTAAATTAAAGATATTATTAGAACAAGTATTAAAAGAGCGTATAACTGATAAAGTGTATCATATAACTACTATAGAAAATGCTCTAAATATCTTACAATCAGATTCTTTTAAAGCATCTAAAGTGTATGCTAAAGACAAAGAAAAGGAGATAAACCCAGAAGGTTATGATTATTATATGTCTACTGCCAGGGTAAGAAATAGTATTTATATTAAAGATCACGCATCCTCATTCTCTGAAGTTATGTTTGTATTAGATGGTAATAAGTTAAATCAGAATTTCAAAGGAAGAGCTGTGAATTATCACGCAGGTAGTTCACATTCGCCTACAAGAAGGTATTCAGAAGATGAAGATAGAGTGTTTTTGAAAAAACCCTTTATAAAAAACTTCTCAAAATATATAAAAAGAGTAGATATATTTATTAAAGAATCTACAAATAGTAATAATATTAATTGGATAGCGGCTAGAAAAATTATTTTAAAATGTAAAAAATATAATATAGACTATTTAATATTTAATAAAAGGGGAGATTTTATAAAAGGAGACAAAAAATTATCTATCCCTTTTGAAGATGTTAAAGGCTATATGAAAGGAGACTTACCAAAACGTAGACCTTTTCTAGATACTTTAGATAGAAAAGAGAAACAGTATGTAACATCTTTTATATTTCTATACCATTCTAAGTCTTTATATGATTTCTATGTTAAAAATAAAACAAAAGGCTATCCTTATATTTTTCCTAATAATAATTTAAAACCAGAAGAGTTAAAAAAATGGATAAGCAATCCTAAGAATAAGGCTGATTTATTATCATCTCTAGTACGTGTACTAGACGAGTTTGGTGATATAACAAGCTATTCATTCTTTTTTAGTATACGTGATAAAGATAATACACACAAAAGAATAAGTGATGCTATAGAAAAAATATTTAGAACAGAAAGAGTAAGAAGTTTAGATGATAAGTTAGAGTCTAAAATAATAAACAAGTGGAAAGATATATTAGATAATTATATAGAATAAGATGACTAAATTAAAGATATTATTAGAACAAGTTTTAAAAGAGCGTATAACTGATGAAGTCTATCACCTGACTACCACACGAAGAGCTTTGTCTATTTTAGAGTCAGATACTTTTAAAGCATCTACTGTATTTGGAACATATTTAGATACGAAACAATTAATTAGAGAAATATTAAAGGAGAAAACAATTAATAATTTGGGATTAATGACCCAAATATTATATCATGGCACAAAGTATGAATTTGATAAATTTGATTTAAATTTTTTTAATAGTGGTTCTGGAGATGGTGGATGGCTAGGTTATGGTATTTATTTAACTAATGATTATGAATATGCTGAATCATATGGTAATGTTTTGGAGTGTAAGATTAATATTAAAACCCCATATATTATTTCAGAATTTAGTTATAGTAGAAGTCCAGAAAAATTAGCCAATGAATTAGGTGTTAAAAATGCTAGAGAAATTACAAAAAAATTAATAAAAGAGGGCTATGATTCAGTTGTTTTAACCTATCCAGATAAAGGTTACACTAAAGACGATGAATATAGTGAATTTATAGAGATATGCGTTTTTAATCCAAATGATATTCAAATAATGAATAATTTAAATGAACAACAAATATCCTTACATAAAAGTGAGTTGTTTGCCTTAGAAGATGATATACTAAAAAACATTCCAGATGGTTACTTATATCATGGTTCAAATAACATATCTTACTTTAATGATACGTCTGATATAGATACATCAAACAATACGGTTAATGCTAAAAGTAAATATTTATTTTTAACACCAAACAAGTTAACAGCATTCAATTATTCTACAATAAATAATGGTATGAATGTTAAAATAAGTGATAAAAGTGGTGTTTTATCGTTTGCTTTAAAAAAAGCTAAAGGTAAGAAATTAACATCAAACGAACTAAAATATAGTAATATGGTTGAGTTTGAAGAGATATTAGATTATTACAAAAACAAAGGCTATGATTATGTGATAATAGTACCAGATGGTAGAAACTATGCTATACTAAATCCTAGTATATTAAAAATAGTAAGTAAAACATATACATATGATATTATTAATAATCAAACTATAAATTAAAATCCAAGATAATAAAAAAGTGGAAAGATATATTAGATAATTATATAGAAAAGCAAAACTAAGATATATTTATACATAAAACCTATTCTATAATGAAAACTCACAAACTAAAAGTAACTCTTAACGAGATAAAAAGAATGCAAGAATTGGCAGGAATACAGACTTTAAAAGAGTCGATGTCTAATAACCAAAATATAGAAGTTATTGTAAATTTTAAAAAATCACAATTAGAATTTTATGACCCAGAAGAACACGATTTAATTGGGTCTTTTGAGTTTGAACCTCTTGCGAATGGGACTATTGATACTGACAAAACAGGTATCTTAGATTTATTTAAAAATGATTATAGTTTTAATATCTTAATAAAAGGTATAGATTATGAAGGTAAAGAACTAAGAAATTTAGAAATGGACGATGTTATAAGGAATCCTAAAGACCTTATGGATACATTAAACGATGCTGTTCTTGATTACGATAGTATGATGAATCTTGATGCTATGGGAAAACTTGGTTAATATAAAAACTACATACTTATACACAAACAAACAATTTAAACATTATGAAATTACACAGTTTATTTTTTATTTTAATGTTATCTCTTTTTAGTTGTTCAACTGAGGGAGATGTAGACACAACAGAACAGGAAGGAAAAGATACAGTAATTGTAGATGTTCCTACAGGAGATGTGGTTGATGCTCCTGTTGTTTCCGCTCCTATAAAAAAGAAGAAGCCAGTTTTAAAACAAGAAGACTTGCCTAAATCTCCAGATGGTAGTGTTGTAGAAATGTCTACAGAAGAAGTAGAGGAGTCAGTAGTAACTCCTCCTATCTTTTTTGACTGTGAGCTTAAAAAAAGAGAAAGATCTCAGATGAGATGCTCAGAAAAGTATTTACAGTCTTATGTAGAAGAGCATATTGAGTTTGAAGCAGAACAAGGAGTAGAACATTATGCTTCTGTTAAGTTTAGTATTAGAGCTAACGGATCAACAGGAACCGTAACTATTTTAGGCACTAGTGACGATCAGTTCGGTGCAGCTGTTGTAAAAGTTATAAAAAAACTCAATGTAGATGGTCTTATGTGGACTCCAGCTTATAAAGACGGAGAAGCTATTAATTATGACTATTATACTGAGTTTGAGATAAAGTATTAATATTTAGTGTATTTTTAGTAACTTAAAGGAGACTTACAGTAATGTTTGTCTCCTTTTTTTATATTTATATTAAAGTATTATTATGATTATAGAGAGTCCGCTCCCGCTAATTTTACTGTATACATTTCTGTTTATTATAGTAGGATATGGTATAAAGTTTCATCAAGATGGTGTTACTTTTAAAGATTTGTACCGTAGTTTAAAAGATAAGTTTAGAAAATGAAACACCAAGAAAAATATATAAAACTTATATTAGAGAATCTTTCTAGTATTAATAATTTAGAAGAAGATATAACAGCAGGAAGAGCTGTAGTATACCATAGAACAGGTAATGATGCAACGGTAAAAGGGGTATCAACAAATGGATATAGGGTAGGAGTCGGAGCTTATTATGGTGCTGGAATCTATACTTGCTATGAATTAGAATCTCAACTAAGATCAGAAATGAAGAATAGTTACGGCAGTATTTTAATTGAAAATAAAGTAAGAACTTTAGATGATTTTATAATTTTTGACTATGATATAGCTAAAAAGATATACAAATCAAACTACACCTTGGATAAGCAACTTCAAAAAATTCTAGGTAACGAGTGGAGTAAGTATAAGAACAATAAATACTTAAAAGAAATAATAGAGTCTACAGAAAAAGCTCAAGGAGGATTTACTTCCAATGTAGCTCAAGCGTTTTATAATAGTTTCAGTGAAACTATAGTGAGAAAATGTAGGGGCATGATTATGTATGGGCGAAAGGATGGAAAAACATTATTAGCTTATGATGCCAAAAATATAGTACCTATAAGATACTCTTTAGATGATGGTAAAACCTGGAAAAATGTTTTAACTAAAGATTTTTATAAACACATAAAAAAGTTAAACCCTAAACCTAAAGATGCAGGAATTTCTCATGATATTTCGAATTTAGATAGGGGGGTATTCGCTCCTGCTGATAGGTTTAAGAAATTATCTGATTATGATAAAAATAGATTTATAGATATAATTATACAAAAAAAATTAAACTCTATACCGAAAGAGTACGCTGAGTATCTTCCAAAAGAATCTAGGGATAAATATGTAAACTATATTTTAAAAATAGCAACACTAAAAGACCCCAATTTTAGTATAACTGCTTCTGATTTTTTAAATTGGCCAAAAGACATACAAGACAAGTTTTTGGATGGGATTATCAAACTAAATTTTAACTCTGATACTGAAACTTATGCAACTTTTACGGGTATGTCTGAGTTAAGTGGAAGCGATTTTGTTAAACTTGATAAAAAAACTAGAAATAATCTAAATAGACTATTTACTAAATATCCTAATTTTAGAAAGGTATCTATAGAGCAGATAAAATCTATGAATTTTGACCAACTAAAAGATATATTTGTTAAGAAAAAGCACGAATTTAACGGTTTAGAAACAAGGCCAGATTTAATAAAAATAATCCCAGAACCATTACAAATTTTATGGGTTAAGCAGTATAATGGTACTTTTGGTAATGAGATCCTAAATGCTATTAAGTCTGTAAGAGTAAAAAAGTATATAGCAGATAAATTATCTGAAAAAAGCGATAGGATACCATCTAGTATATGGAGGTATTTTACCACAGAACAAAGAAGAGAGTATATAAATAGCATTGTTGAGCGTAATAATACTACAAAGTACCCAGTAATATTACCAGCTGAAGTTCTTTCTGATAAGGAAAATAAATACTATATAGACAATGTATTAGAAATTGGAGATAAACTACCAGTTAACTATTTTGATAAGCTCCCACAAAACTTAAAAGACTATTATTCTGAAAAATATAATTCAAAAAATAAGTTAAAAAATATTGCAGAAATATTTATCAAGAAATATAAGAAATAATGCAAAAGCTAAAAGAAAATAAATGATAAACTTCTGTAACTATACCTGGATAACAAAAGAAAGATGGGGAGAAGTACATCCAGATAAACCTTATGTCTGGTATGATAGTGATAGTGTTGTGCAGAATAGTAGTACAGAGATAAGTTTAATATCTAAATATAAGCCAAAGTATTTTGAACATATAGGAAGAACTGCTCAAATGGCAGTAGGGTTATTATCTTCTACCGAAAAATTTGGGTATGGTAGATTTGATCTTGAAGCAAAGCTTCCAAACCTACCTTATAGTTGGCCCGCCTTTTGGATGTGGTCTTGGTCAGATTGGCCGCCAGAAATAGATGTATTTGAAGGGTATAGTGATAAGAAAGGAAGGTACGATTTATCGTTATGGTCTAAAATATTTAATAATATATTCTATAAAGTAGAATCAAATATACACATTAAAGATAGAGATACTAAATGGGATATAGGAGGAAGACCTCACTTTTTTGGTCATAGGGACCCAAGATATAATTTTAACAAATATTCAGTTATATGGACACCGAGATTGATATCTTTTTACTATAATGATACTTTAGTCAGAAAAGTAGAGGACGGTAGAGTTTTACAGTTAGTAAATGGTCATAAAATGAACGTGATTATAAACACGAGCTGTTACAGATACCATAAAGATCATCTCAAAAATGTGGGGGAGATGAAAATAAAAAACTTTAAGTACACAAGTTTATAAATTTTTTACTATATTTGTGTTTTTAAACAAAACTCATAATTATGAAAGTTTTAATTATTACTTCTGTAGTTATCTTAATTGGGGTAGGTCTATACTACTCTATTAAGAACTACCTTAATGAAGAAAGAGAAAAAGATTTAACTGTTAGTGGTAAGAACGTTAAGACCACAAGTACCCCAAGAAAAAAATCTACAAAGAAATAACTCGATTTCTTCCTTTTTACCTCCCTGTTTAGGGAGGTTTTTTCTAACCTTAAAAATTTAAAAGTTATGACATTAATTTCAGTTATTGGAGCATTATTCATCGCAGTAGCCATTTACCTAGCAGTAGAAGACGCAAAAAATTGTTAACACCTATTTATAATAAAAGCCTATGCAAGAAAGTATAAAAAGAATAGGAGATAAATGGGTTGTTTATCCTAAAAAAGGCGGGAGCAGACTCGGAACTCACTCCTCTAAAGAAAAAGCACAAAAACAACTATCTGCTATAGAAATAAGTAAAAAAGAAAGAGGTGTAAAAGAATACATCAAACAAAGAATGGTAGATGTAAAAGATAAGAGATTGTTCTTAGAAAGATTATTAGAAAAATGTAAATGTAAAAATTAAATTATGGATGATAGACAATTTGAACAATGGTCTACAGGGTTTATAGCCTTATTAGTATTAACCCTTATTATATACACTATAAAAAGAATGACCAATACTTTTGTAAATATCTCTTTTGTAGAAATATGGGGGTCATTGGTAATACTACTAAATATAGTATCTGGTCTTTTGATTTTACAAAAAAAAGAAGAATGATATTTATAGATAAACCATTTGAATGTGGAATCTATTTAAAGCTCAGCTTATGGCTGAGTATTCTCCTACAACCTACCTTATAAAAGACCTAAACAAGTTAGGTAGACATGGGAGGTATATAGAGCCATTATATCAAAGACATATAGACATCACATCTGGAGGGAGACTATTGCCAAGAATAGGACTCCCTCAAGCTTTTGAGTACTACTTTAAAGCTGTTGCTATAGCTAATAGATTTGGACTTAGCGACAATAACCCAAACTTATCTAACCAACTAAAGATACAGCACTTAGCTTACTGGACTGGTAGAATAATAGACAGTCCTACAGCCATAGTTATAACATTATTTCCTGGTATATGGACTGATATCTTTTTTAAACCTAACTTTTTACCTAGTGCTAAGAAATGGATAGACGCATTAAGTTTGTCTATGTACTTACAAAAGTGTAGTGTATTAGGCATAAGAATAAGTAAAGTACCTCCTTTTATAGTAACTCCTTGGTCTGGATTTATGTACAAAAGTTTAGATGGAGGACTTTCTTTAGGCTCTATTGTAGGGTCTATTCTAGATCAGTTTAATTTAACACTTGATGTATTTAGTGCTATTGTGTATAGAGGAGATACTTCTGTACTGAACCCCTTAAAACCCATATATGCTAATGCTATAAATTCTGTACTGACTCCTGAAGTTTACGAGTTAGCTAACTCTATACCAAATTTATACGGACAGGATTTTAACGGTATAGATTTGTCTGTGGGAGGTAATAATAAACCTGTAGAAGGAGTAATACTAAATTCTTTTGAAAGTATATGTAAAGGATTTCTATCTCAGTATGCTACTGCCTCTTCTGGTGGAGGTTTCTTCTCCGCAGAAAATCCAAGACCAAACCTAACTATACTTGTTGGAGTTATAGGTTTAGAACAAGAGAAAAAAGAATGGATAAACCAATATAGAAAAGGTATTACTGTAATATCTTATAATGAGTTAAGAAGACCTTTAGCCCAGGAGTATTATGAAAGATGGAGGCCAGGCAATAGAGGGCCTTACAGGTTAAGATACCCCTACGATGATGAGTTTGCGGAATATAACTTCTTTTCTGGAGAGAATATAACATACTCATACACTTCGAGAAGATATGGCATAGGGATATCTTTTTCCGATTATATAAGATATAGAGACCCTTTATTTGATATTACTATGAAAAAAGCGGAAGATATGATCTATGAGCTTCTTATAGCAGGCCAACCAGTCGTATTTGACGCTAGAAATTTGGAGCGAGAAGACAGAAACAGACTACAGACAAACTTAAAAAGACGAATAGAATCAAAGATACAATCAGATTTTTTAGATGAATTTAATTTACTTATAGATGAAAGATATTATAATAGAAGTCAATGGACAGAAGAGCAGAGACAAGAATACGATAAAAGAATAAGAGAGCTATTAGGAGTAACCTTTTCTATGAAAATATTTGATTATGAAGATATTTTTGCTGGAGATTTAGACTTCTTTAACTTCACAGAACTAAGAGAGTCAGAGTTAATAGATCAAGAGATAGTAAGTTCTTTATTACAAGATAATACTTTTATATCAGAGTTAGCAGAGTTTCAGCAAAACTCTCCAAATATAGAATCCTATAAAGAGTATCCAAGAGATAACAACAAAGCAGCTTATCTAAAAAAATTACTATATAATAAAGTTATAGAAAATTACGATACTGAATACTTAAAAGAAGAAGGTATAAATGAAAGTTATGATCCAAGATTAATTAGACTTATAGTAGACACTCAAATAAGAAGATTTCAAGATGACAAAAGAGATAGAGAGAGATCTATAGAGAATCCTAGAGCATATAGAGATAATTATTCATTAATAACAATATAAGAAATGTATTACAGATTTGGATCAAAAGGAGATAAAGTAAGAGAAATACAAATAGCTTTAAAACTACACGTTGACGGTATTTACGGTAGAATGACAGAAGCTGCGGTAAAAAACTTTCAGATAAAAAATGGAATGCATCCTGATGGAGTAGCTTCTCCAGATGTACTGAACTTACTACTAGGAGATAACTATACTACCGACACTCTAGAAAGTTTCTATAAGGAAGGTAATTTTATAAGAAGATGGTTAAGGGAAGGGGAGTATACAGAAGAACCTGTAAAGAAAGAATACATATTCTTACACCATACAGCAGGCAGCTACCACCCTTTTTACACAATTGATGGTTGGGAGAGAGATAAAAGAGGAAGAGTGGCTACTGAGTTTGTTATTGGAGGCAGGTCCTTTTTAGGTACAAATGACTATGACGGTCTTATAGTACAAGCATTTCCAGATGATTGCTGGGCATATCATTTAGGAGTTCCTAACCAGTACTTAGAAAAATACTCGGTAGGTATAGAGATATGTAATTTTGGTAAATTAACCGAAAAAGAAGGTAAATATTTTAACTATTTAGGGCAGGAAGTACCAGAAGATCAAGTTTGTGTACTAAAAGAAGAATATAGAGGGAGTAAATACTATCATAACTACACAGAAAAGCAGATAGTAGCACTTGAGAGACTTATTAAGTTCTTAGCAGATAAACACTCAATAGACCTAGAAAAAGGTCTAAAAACATGGCTAAAAACGTTTTCTCCTACTATTGCCTTTGATTTTTACTCAGATGCTATACAAGGTAAGGTAAAAGGACTTTTATCGCATACAAATGTCAGAAAAGGTCACGAGAAGCAAGACATATATCCACATCCAGGAATACTAGATATGCTTAATAGATTATGATATACCTTTAACTAAATGATCTTCTATATACTTTATAATCATTTTTATATCTTTTATAGAATAAAACTCTCCTATAATTTCACCATCAGCATATAGCAGGTAGGTTTTCTTATTATTTCTAATTAAACCTTCTGCAATTCTTAAATCTACACCATTTACATTCTTTTGGGCGATAGGGTTGTCATAGTTAAACGCCTTCTGTCTAATATCGTCTTTTCTTCTCCCAAAAAAATTAGAGACATCTCCATCAACATAGTTTGCTTCTATTTCCTTTTGAAGCTCTTCGGCTTCTTTTTTATCTAAAAACTTCCCCTTTACCGTATTGTCTAAAGCTGGTAATGCTATATTTTTTAATTGTTCAACTTTATTTTCTGTTAGAAGAATTTTTATGTTGGTAGGAAGTAGTTCTTTTAGTTTCATTTTATTTTAAGATAGCCGAGACTTGTTAATTACTCAGATTTTATACTAATTTGTTTTGGTTGCTGACTTTCTTTATAAGGTATAGTAATACTTAAAATACCTTTGGATAGTTTAGCTTCTAGTTTTTCTAAATCATATCTTCCAGATAGCTTATACCCTAAATCGAAAGAACGTTGTACAATAGACCTTACAATATAATTAACATCTTCGCCAATTTTTGGCTTATCGTATTTTATACGTAAGGTATCTGCTGTTACTGTAATGGTAATATCCTCTAACTCTGCTCCTACACAAGCTAGTTGTAGTTGCAACCCCTCATCAGATTGGATTAAGTCAATAGGATAATTAATGTTGTTTTCTTTTACTGATAGATAATCAGCTTTTTGGTCGAAAAAATTCTTCAAGAAAACATCAACAGAAGAAAAAGGTACGGAATTTACTTTTCTAATCATTTCTAATAGTTTTGTGCCTCCTAAGATGGCAGTTAATAAATAAAATGCTCGGCTATCTTATTTACTATAAATATACTAATTTAAGCACAAATCCTGCTCTAATTGACCTAAAAACTCGTATTTTACATAATACTTATGGTTAAAACCTTTAGGTCTTTCTTGGTTTTTAGATTTTAAAAAGAATATTCCTTTTAAAAATAGATTTCTGTGTACAAATTTTTTTATTTCTTCTTCTGAATTTGAACTTAAATGTATCTCCCTATCCATGTGGTTTACTATGGCCACTACTGCGTCCGTATCTTTAGGAGTACCTTTTGTTCTAATATTCAAAATATCATCTATTTGATCCAGATTAAAATCGTCATTAAGTAAATCTTCTGACTTGTCTAAACCAGAATCATCTAAATCATCTTCAGAATATTCAGGATCGAACATATCAAATATTATCTCATGGCCATCAACTAAATCTAACAGAGAGTCTAATTCCCCAGCCATTATTTTTTGAACAACTATTATTTTAGACTCGTCTTCAAGATTCATGTAAAACGTGAAGAAATCAGAATAATCATAGTCTTTCATTATATTTCGAATTTAAGTATATTAGGAAGATATTCAGGATCTCTATAATTAGCTTGAGTTTCGTTTGATAGGTTAGTGGTTATTTTTTTTACAATATTAGCGTAAGATTTAACCACATAGCCTTTCTTCTCTTTACTGTCACTCAAAGCTAAAAAAACTGTCCCTTTTTCAGATACAACATCGTACTTTTTAATTTTATTAGTATAATAAGTTTTAAAAATAAGACCTAGTTCATAGGATTTTGTTATAGGGTTTTTAAATATTACTTTCATTTTCGTATATTAATTTTTTGTTAATTCTAATAGTTAGTATTGTTTTTTTAAATTTTTTTTTGTAACTTCGCAGAAAATTTGACTTGTATAAATTACTCAACTATAAATATAAAAACATAAAAATAGTTACATAAAAACTTAAACTAAAAACTAAAACTTAACATAAAAACTAATAACTATAAAAAGTAAATATAATAAAAAATAAATAAAAAACTAAACTTTGGCAAAGTTACAATTGCTAGGTAGGCGTACTCTATCTTTAATTTTTTTGAAATTTTATGCATATTTTTTTAATACTGAATTGTAAAATATTATTATCTTTATATTTATTTATATAAAAAGAAAACTATGAGTAGTGCAAAAGATACCTATAGAGGTAATGCTGAACATAAACTTAGTGAGATTAAAGATCAAGTAGCTATGATAAAGAGACAGGTAGAGAGAGGATCTTTAACTGAAGTTCAACTAAAACAGAGACTTGACTCTCTACTTAAAGACTTAGATCAAACAACTTTTTTATTATCCTTGACTTAGTATAATGTTTAAGAAGAACTTAATTCTAGTATTAGTAGTAGTTTCTGCACTAACTATATCTGGTGCTGCTGCTTATTTTTCTGTTTACGGTTTATCTAAACTATTTGCTGGAGCTGGTATATCTGTAGTAATTATGGCTTCTGTATTAGAAGCTTCTAAACTAATAACTGCATTTGCACTTCATGATAGAAGGGATGATTTACCTAAATTAGTAAGAGTTTATTTGTCGATTGCTGTAGCTGTTTTGATGATTATTACTTCTGCTGGTATATACGGATTTTTGTCTAATGCTTACCAAGTAACAGCAACTGCTAATACTATTGTAGAGAAAGAAGTAGGAATTATTAACGCTAGAGTAGATAATTTAAACACTAGATTATCTGATGCTCAATCTGAAAGAGAGAGTATTGTAAACGATATAAACCAATTAAGACAAGGTCTATCTTCTGGTACACAGATCTCGTACATAGATAAAGAGTCTGGGGAAAGGATAACTACTACTTCTTCTGCTACTCGAAAATCTTTAGAGAATCAACTAGAAGATGCTGTAGCAAGACGAGATATTGTGTCTTCTAAAATAGAAGATCTTTCTACTCAAATAGACTCTTTGAAGATAGGTATTTTAGAAAAACAATCTAATAATGAAGCTGCTGCTGAGTTAGGTCCTTTAATTTACCTTTCTAAAATTACTGGATTAGAAATGGATACTGTTATTAATTATTTTATTTTAATGATTATCTTTGTATTCGATCCATTAGCTATTACTTTAGTTATTTCTATAAGTTATCTGTCTAATTCATCAAAAAATAAAGTTAAAAATTTTGCTATCGGTGTAGATAATAGTATATTAAACGAAGTTTTTAAGACAGATAAAAATTCTAAAGAAGAGGAGATAATAAATACATTTAACGATATACAAAAAACTAAACCCAAAACGTTAAAAAGAAAGCCAAGAGTAATTAATACTAAAAAAGATACTATAAAAACTGCACCAACTAAAAAAGTTGCGGAGAAGAACCAAACAACAGACGAAAAAAAAAAGAAGTAAAAAATTATAAAGTAAGTTTAGTAAATAAGACAGTACCTAAGTTTGAGATAGTAGATAATGGCCACAAAGTTTTAAGAAAGCATAATGTAGAAGAAGTAATAATAGAGCCTTTATATGATGATAACTTCATAACAGATGAAACAATTAAGGACAGTTATGCGTTATTAGCACCTAAAGACTTTGAGAGCATGACAGATGAAGATATAAAGAATTGGTATAGAAAAAATAAAAGTAAGTAATTTTTAACCAAACATAAATAGTTATGAATGAGCAACAAGTTTTAGACGTTAAGGAAAAGTTTAGGAAACTTATGGGATATGCAAAAGAGTATATTCCTGAAAGGTTCGAACTAATCTATCAGATGCACACTGGTTTTGGAAGTAGAATTTTAACTGCTCCAGCTAGTTCTATTGATTATTATCATAATGCTTTTCCTGGTGGTTACATAGACCATGTCTTAAGAGTGGTAGAGTTTTCTATGAATCTTTACAACTTTTATGTAGAAAATGGCATGTCTGTAAAAGGCTTTACCAAAGAAAACTTAGTTTTTGTTGCTATGCACCATGATTTGGGCAAGTTAGGTTTTCCAGGAGAAGGTAGGGAGAAGTACTTACCTAATGATTCTGAGTGGCATAGAAAAAATCTAGGTAAAGTGTATAAGCACAATGAGAACATTCCTTTTGCTTTAGTTCAAGATTTATCCTTGTATTTACTGCAAAAAAGTGGAATAAGCATGTGTTTTGAAGAGTTTTTAGCTATAAAAATACATGATGGTTTATATGATGATACAAATAAACCTTACTTTATAAGTAGGACTGAGAGTGCTGGATTAAGAAGCAATCTCCCTTATATAGTCCATACTGCCGATTTAATGGCTTCTAAGCACGAGTACTCTATGTGGAAAGACTCTAACAACCCAGAAACAGAGAAACAGGAAGAAGAGTCTGCTGTTGAGTTTTTTAAGAAAATATTCGAACAATGATCCTTTACGTACTTAGTTTAATATTGGTTATTCTTGTTTATGTTATATATGTGTCTCAAGTAAGACTCTATAAGTATAAAAACTTATTAAATGAGTCTTATCTTGAGTCTGAAAATCTATTGGATTTTATTTCTGAAATTAATAGAAGATTATATGAAGATTATAAAGCTTTGAAAGAAGTGGATAGGAGAGGCTCTTTCGAGTCAGATGACGAGGTAGGTTTTGTTTTTACAAATATTAAAAAAACAGTAGAGGATTCTTACATATTTGTTAACAAATACCTCAAGCAAGAATCTGATGCCGAAAAAGAAAAAGAAGAATAATCAGTACTTTACTTTAGATGTAGATGATGCAATAGAAAAGTATAACAGTTCTCAAAACGATTATGAAAAGAATAGAATCTATGTAACCAGGATTTATCCTGCATTTGATAAGTTATCAGAAAATTTAATAAACACTTACAAATGTCCTTACATAGATTCTTCTTTTGAAGACCTAAAACACGATTTAGTATCCTTTCTAACAGAGAAATTAGATAAATTCTCTAGAGGTTCTGGTAAAGCTTACTCTTATTATACTAGAACTGGAATCAATTACCTTATAGCTAGAAACAATAAAAATTACGCTCTTACCAAAAAAAGAGAAGAAGTAGATGTAGACTTAGCTGATGAAGAAAGAGATTTAGTCAGTGAAGCCTATGAAGACTCTTTTAGAGAGTCTTTAGACTCTTTTATGTCTGAATGGATAGAGTATGTAGACAGCAAATTAGATATATTATTCGATAACCAAGAGGAGAAGGCTATTGCCGATTCTGTTTTGGAGTTATTTAGATTAAGGAAGACAATGGATCATTTTTCTAAGAAATCTTTATATCTATTAATAAGGGAGAGGACTCAATTAAAGACTCAAAAAATAACAACTGTAGTAAATATTTTAAAAGAAAACTTCTTTCATAGGTTTAATGATTATCAAAACAGATAAAATATGGACGATCCTAAAGATGTAGATTTATTTGATGGTGTTACCTTTTCTGATTTAATGAAGGATATCTACTATAACAGTAAAATTAAACAGAAAAAAATAGAAGATCTTATAGATCAACTAACTCCTATGATGACTAACTTATCGGATGTAGTTCTTACTGCTCCTTTAATAAAAGATTATCTTGATATAGGAGTTAAAAACGATGACCATTTATTAAAACTAGCTTCTGTAGTTCAAAGGTACTCAGCTAACGCTGCTAAATCTAACAATTCTGAACTAATGTTATTAAGTGAGGATGAGAAGTTACAATTGATGGAATTGGCTGAACAAGAGGTCAAACAATTAAACACTTCAAATGATATTAGCGGAAGTAGTTGAAACAGCTAAATTATCTTATGGTGAAAATACCAGAGATGAAAACGATAAGATAGTACCTTTAGGAACAATAAGGGTAAAGATTATAAATAGAAGCTCTAATGTAAATGTCACTTACGAGTACGCTAGACCTTTTACTTTAAATTTAGGCATGGTTCCTATGAATGGGGAGCATGTTATGATATTTGAAGGCCCTGCTGTTGATACAAAACAGAACGAATATATAACTCCTAAGTATTATTATTTACCTTTTCCTATAAACTCTACGGATGATGTAGTAATAAACCAATTACCAGACTTTTCTTACAATACAACTAGTAAAAATGGGGTAAAACCCACAAAACGCCCCTTAAAATTAGGAGAAACTTTCCCACTTCCAGCAAGGCCAATATCTCCTTTACAGCCTTATGAAGGAGACTTTTTAGTACAAAATAGGAGCGGATCGTCTTTAAGATTAGGTACAGGGACAAAAAACAACAAACAATACGGAAAAAAACCTGATTTTCATAAAGATACTAACCCTGGAGATCCTTTTTTTGCTATGACTTTAGAAAGGCCAGGAAGTCCTAAACCTAGACCTGCTGCTGAAGTTCCTAAATTACCTTCTGAACAAAATAAACATAACTCAGACAAAAGAAAAAGTCAGAAATATAGGACAGAGACTATAGGAAATAACATAACTGGTATTTTTGGCGGGATAAGCCAACAGTATAAAAAGATAGTACTTGCTAGATCTAGATATTCTGAAACTAAAACTGTACCGAGTTATAAAAAACCTCAAATACTATTAGATACTGATAGGATAACTCTTAATGCTAAGAAAGATAGACTGTTTTTATTAGGTAAAAAAAGAGTTATTATAGAAGGTAGAAAGATACAATTAACGACAGACGAGCATAATGTAGATTTTGATGACTTAGTTAATAGAGTACAGGATTTAGCTAGAGAGCTACATAGACTTACCTCTGCTCAAGCTTTTTACTCTACAGTATTTGGACCTACAGGACCTGCTACTAACTTAGCAGAAGTACTTAGAATACATATTTTATGTCAAAGATGGCATTTAGTTCCTCCATCTTTATTCCCTAGTATACCCAGTTTCTCTTTACCTAATTACGATTTTGGTATAAACTCGGTTACTCCTAATATAATACTCAAATTCTTAAGATTAGCCACATCAGCTTCAGAAGCGTTAGCTAGAGCTAATGCTATAAATTTTGCAAATTCAGAATTAGGAGTAGATATAAACCAAAATTACAATGCTTCTTTATTCTCAGGTGGAGTAGGATCAAATAATCCAGACGGAAGTAGCAGTTCTGGTAATCAAGGAAGCTCTAATAGTGGAGATGGTATGCCTAAAGGAGGAGGTTGCGGATCTTTATGTGGTCCAGACGGTCTACCTATAGAGCAATCTGGTTCTGGAATTACCCAAACAACTTCCAGTATAACTCCAATCGTACCAGAGTATCCAGTAGAAGAACCTGAAGTTATAGATCTTGAAATTACTGAAAGTTTAAGTATAGACAATAAGGATAAAGAATGTTCTGGAGTTGTATACGAGTTTACTGGCGATATGTTTGATGGCTTAACAGGAGTTACCAAACCTACTAAAAAAGATATAGTTCTTTTAATAGGGCAAAACCAAGAGTGTTCTGGATGGTATATTCTAGAGCCTGGAGAAGAAGAAGAGTATAATATACCTGAAAATGGACTAATAACTTTAGATACATTAGCAGATTCTGATTGTATATCTAGAGGATTATCTAATCAGGTGTGTAATAAAGATTCGTTTATTGTGAATACTAGTATTAAAAAAACCGATAAACTGGTTAAAATAATTAAAAATTAATCTATTTATATAAAAAAGTTTTACGTAATGAAGCCTAATGCAGAATCTAAGATTAGAAAAATTATTAGAGAAGAGCTTGATTTTTATTTTTCAAAATTAAGTAACAAATTAGACGAAATATCTAATAGTAAAGGAAGTACCTTATCAGAGTATAAGACTGAGATTTCTAAGGAAGAAGTATCTTCTCAGCGAAAAAAACTTAGAAGTAAATTTGGAACTTTAATGAGTAGTATTTCAGAAGGCATAGACTTAGAAAATGTGCCTAATGTTGGACTGACACCTGAAATGTTAGAAGGAAATAAAAAACTAGAGCATCTTCAAGATGTCTTTACCAAAGACTACAGTCAACTTATTAAAAAAATGAATGAAAGATAATGGCCATACCTACAGTATTTAAATCTTATGAAGTAGATAATTTTCCAGACAAAGCTGTTGGAATACTACTTCCTTTTAACGGTAATGCAGATACTGTAGATGTAAAAAAAGGCAATAACTATTTCTATAAAAATAGAGGAGTAAAAGATGTTAAACCTTTTAAATTATCTTATTCTACAGAAGAGCAAGCAATAAGTAATCTTGTTAATTTACTTTTAACTAGAAAGGGTGAGAGGTTAATGCAGCCAAACTTTGGATCTATGATACCAGAGTTTTTATTTGAACCTAATTCTAAAAAAGGAAGAGAGAGACTAAGATTGTCGGTAGAGGAAGATATAAACTTTTGGCTTCCTTATATAGTAATAAATAATATAAGCGTTTTAGCAGAGCAAGATAGAGCATTTCCTGATAGCTATGCAGAGCATAATGCTATTGTTAAAATAGAGTTTCAAGTTACTGAGCTAGGAGCAAATATGACAGTTACAGTATTTTTAGATGGAGCATCAATTAATTTTGAAGTAGCATAATATGAGTTCAAGACTATTAACAAATAATATAAGAAAGCAAGTAAAATATCTAAATAAAGATTTTGGAGGTTTTAGGACTGAACTTATAAACTTTACTAAAAATTATTTTCCAGAAACTTATAATGATTTTAATGAGTCATCTCCAGGGATGATGTTCATGGAACTAGCTGCTGCGACTGGGGATATTTTGTCTTTCTATACTGATATACAATTAAGAGAATCCCTACTGATAACAGTTGAGGAAAATATAAATTTATACAATATAGCTCATTCTTTAGGGTATAAGCCTAAGTTTATAACTCCTGCCTCTGTTGATTTAGATATGTTCCAGTTAGTTCCTTCCAGAAATTCTGGAGCAAGTACAATACCTGACTTTAGATATGCTCTACAAATAGAATCAAATGCAGTAGTTACAAATGGTAATGGATCTGAGTTTAGGACTATAGATAATGTAGATTTTTCTTATAGTTCATCTTTAGACACTACAGAAATTACAGTATACTCTCTAGATAGTTCGGGAGAGGTAGAATACTTCTTATTAAAGAAGAAAGTAAAAGCTGTATCTGGAAATATAAAGACAAGAACCTACGAATTTACAAACCCAAAGCCTTATGATAAGATAGTACTACCTGAAACAGATGTGTTAGAGATAGTAGATATATATGATTCTGATGGCGATAGATGGTACGAGACTCCATATTTAGCTCAAGACTTAATACCTATAACAGTCCCTAACCTACCTTACAATGATGCACATTTAGCTAAATATAGAACTACAGCACCATATCTCATTCAGTTTAAGCAGAGCGAAAGGAGGTTTGTATCTAGACTTAGAGAAGACAATTTAACTGAAATACAGTTTGGTTCTGGAGTTAGTGCTGAATATGATGAAGAGATTATACCTAATCCTTTTAATGTTGGATTTGGACTTGATTATTTTGAGAGGGTGGTAGACTTAAGTATAGACCCTAAGAACTTTTTATACACAAAAACATACGGCAAAGCACCTTCTGATACTACTTTAACTATAAGATATACTACTGGAGGTGGAGTTGGAGATAATGTCTCAGCAAACTCTCTATCTCAGATATCTTCTATAAATGTCACAACTCCGCAATCTAATCTAGATTCTGTAACTTATAGTGCAGTAGTAAATAGTGTTGCTGTTAATAACCCTCACCCAGCAAGAGGAGGTATTTCTAGTAGAAATGTAGAGGATGTTAGAAGAGATGCGTTAGCTAATTTTGCCGCACAAAATAGAGCTGTTACAAAAGAAGACTACATTGTAAGATGTTATAGCATGCCTGCAAAATATGGGGCTATAGCTAAAGTTTGCGTGGAGTTAGATGACCAAATAGTAGATGATAATATAGATAATAGGGATAGAAATTACTTTGGTATAAACTTATATGTATTAGGTTATGATGAGAATAAGAACTTTTCTGCAATAAATGATGCGGTGAGGTTCAATCTATTAAACTACTTAAAGCAGTACAGAATTATGACAGATTCTGTAAATATAAAAGATGCTCATATTATTAATATAGGAGTAGATTTTGAAATAATTGTAGATCAAACTTATAATAGTAATGAAGTTCTTTTAAAATGTATAGACTCTTTAAAAAATTACTTTAATAATGAGAAAATGGGTATAGGTAAACCTATATTTAAAAATACAGTTTTAAAAGAAATTTCTCTTGTAGAAGGGGTTTTGTCTGTTACTAGTTTAGAATTTTTTAATCTTTACGACACCTCTAAAGGATATTCTGGTAATGTATATGATATCGAAGCTGCGACTAAAAGAAATATTATATACACTTCCTTGGATCAATCTATATTTGAGATAAAGTATCCAAATAAAGATATTAGAGGTAGAGTAGCAAACTATTAATAGATGAATTATTCATTTTATCCTGTATACGACACTACCATATACGAAAAGTCTTCCATAAGGAACGCTGGTATTGATCAGATACTTGAGTTAATAAAAAATGTACCTAATATACCTGACCCAGAAGATGGATATTATTGGGACGGTGTTTATAATTCTAGAATTTTAATAAAATTTGATACTAACGAAATAAATGGCCTTATTAACAAAGGCAAAATACCTTCAAATTCTAGATTCTACCTTAGTTTAAAAGGTACTAGAGCGGTTAATGTGCCTATAAGTTATAGTTTGGATGTATTTGCTGTATCACAGTCATGGGATAATGGGAGAGGACACTACAATGATTATCCAGAAATAACAACAGGAACTTCTTGGAGATATAGAGATGGTTATTATTTAGGGGATGGTACTTTATGGGTGACAGGATCACTATCTTCAGGAACTACTGCTTCTTACTCTACTGTTGCTGGAGGAGGTACATGGTATACAGGGTCTGAGTTTTATGCTTCTCAAACATTTGACTATGCTTCTACCCCAGATATAAGAGTAGATGTGTCTAATATAGTCAGACAATGGTTGAGCGGCAGTATAGATAATAATGGTTTTATAGTAAAAAAACCAGATAATATAGAAGCAAGCGATGATTATACTGGCAATATAAGGTTCTTCAGTAAAGATACTCATACTATATACATACCTAAGTTAGAGGCTGTTTGGGATGATAGTGTGTTTGAGTCTACTTCTTCTTTATCTGAAATAGTAGATGATTACTCTGTATACATAAGTAATATAAAAAAAGAGTATAGAACATCGAGTAAAGAGACTTTTAGAGTCGTAGCTAGAGATAGATATCCAAGTTTAGATTATTCTAATTCTAGTAATTATCTTAACTTTAAAAGACTTCCAACATCATCTTATTATGCTATACAAGACAGTGTTACTGATGATTATATAATACCTTTTGATACTGGATCTACTAGAATGAGTATTGATAGTGAAGGGAATTATTTTAAAATAGATATGCGAACTTTTTTGCCAGAAAGATACTATAAAATAGTATTAAAGGTAGTCACTGATGGTGGAGATTCTGAGGACATTATAGATGAAGGATTTTATTTTAAAGTTGTTAGATGACAGAATTAGAAAAAATACAAGGAGATTGTACTGATGGTTGTGATGAGACTCTTGTAGTCGGAGCTGCTCCAGAAAATTCGGAGAGAAGATATTCTCCTGGATTCTTAGATAGTGGTAGATTGGGTTTGGGTTCTGGAGGTCCTGCTCCTATAGATTATGAAGCTTTAGGTATACCTAGACCTACTACTAATCCTAGAGGCCTTATAACTGGTTTTGCTAAATATGTTGTTTTTAAGGAGAAGGTAGGAAATGTATATAAAGAGTATGTAGTAGATATTAAGAAAAGAGAGGACGTAAAAAATGAAACTTCTGGAGAAAATTTAACAAAAGAGCAATTAGATGCTATAAACATAAAATTTTTATCTCAAAATAATTTAGGCAAAAAAATAGTGCCTATAACTTATAGTAGTTTAAATGGGGAACTGGTTGTTAATCCTGCTTTTTTGGGCATAGTTCCTGAGAAGAGGGTTATAGCAGATTCTGAATTATGCTCTCAAATAGATTGTGAGTTTTCGTTCTTTACTGGAGATGATGCAGTTGAGCCAGAAGTTATCTATCCGCCAGGTACATTCTTTAGAGTTGCTTTAGACACTTTAGAAGGAGGTCTTTCTCTTCCTAAGTGTGACCAAACTATCTACTTTGTAACTCAAGGAAACTGTGTTTGTGAGATACCTAATAAGAAGACTTTACAGGTTATGCTTGTAGAGAGAAATAAAGTAATAGAGAGTGTCTTTGTTATAGAATCTTTCCAGTTTGATAACTTTGATGTTACTGGACAGTGTCCTAATAGGGCCTCCGAATGGTTAGAAAGATTTGAAATCGAGTCTGGATGTAAGACTCCTGAAGTAGATATTGATCTAAGTCCGTTTGATAATATTAAGTTCCCAGAATTACCTAGCGTAATTCAAGGTCCTATGGGTATGGCAGGAACTCCAGGATTCCCAGGAATGCCAGGTGTACCAGGTGTACCAGGAAATAATGGAGAAGCAGGGTCAGATGGTGAGCCAGGAGAGTCTGGAAGCCCAGGAACTCCAGGACAGCCAGGAAGTGCAGGTGCGCCAGGAGAATGTCCTGATTGTCCATCTCCTTCACCTGCTCCAGAAGAGCCTACTGCTGGTGATGGGTCTTGTAAGAAGTATAGATTTGTTTACTTAGGAAACCCAGGCGGAGGTTCTGGAGGAGGAGGTTCTGATGTATCCGCTGGAGATGTAAGAAATAATGGAGAGGACTTCCAAAGCTATTTAGGTGGCGGAGGAGGAGGCCAAGGTTCTGGAATAGGTGATTTTGGTGGAGGAGGATTTGGAGGTGGTGTAGATAGTGGTTTAGGAGGTTTTGGAGAGTTTGATAACCCTAATTATCAAAGTGGCTTAACCGATGCTGGAGGTACTTTTAATCCAGAAACCATAATGGGGTCTGATACAGGTAATGTTACTTTAGGTCTAATAGATGCACTAACTGGATTTAGATCAGGGTTGTCTTATTTTGGTGTAGGAGGAGGCGAGAATCAATCTGATGTTCCTTTAGAAGGTGGTTTAGAAGATGTACAAGATTTTTTGGATAGACTAGCTAATCAGAGCCAAGTTGAAGACAAAAGCGAGAATTCGAATGTTAATATACTAGACCAATTAAAGTAATTATGGCTATAGTAAAATATAAAGATTGTAGTGGAGCAGATAAATCAGTAGATAAAGAGTCTACTTTTGAAATATGTGCTACTGATCCTAATAGCTTTGAGTATAACCCTAGTTTATGGAGAGTAGAAGAGGTGGGATCTTGTGAAGAAGTAAAACCAGCATGTAATAAATATAGAATAACAAGAGAAAGAGGAGGTATAGATAGGTCTACTATATTGCTTGTAGAGTGTGAGTCTGGAACTCCTAAAAAAGCAGTACTTAAGGCTAAGAAAAATAGTATTATAGAAATATGTTCTCAAAAAGAACCGATGTGGGCAAAGGCTTCTTTATTAGAAGGTCTTGTAAAAATAGAAAAAATAGGTGTATGTGGAGCAGACGAAGAGCAGGTAAACGAAGACGCTCCAGTACCTGCTAATAGGTACTATCAATTAACTCCATGTAATAGTTCCAATGTAGTAGTATACACCAAAAGAGAGCCTGCATTAGATAATGAAAGGGTTTCTATATCTAATCCTCAAGATGTAGGAGTGCCTTCAAATGTTAATTGGACCTATAATGGACAGACAACGAATGCTGATAATCCTGGAGTTCTAGCTGCAAGTATTTTCTCTAAGAATGTTTCTGGATGTACAGATACTCAGGAAGATATTTTGGATGGGGGTTTAGATAGACCTAAAGCTAATCCTTACAGTATAAGAATAGGCGTGAGTCAAGCAGGAATACAGGCTAAGTTAAGTATAGACGGTACAGAAAGGACTGTAAGTTCTAATAATCTTTTTGTTATTTCTAATTTTAACCCTACTTCATCTTCTGATACTAGAAGAGTACCTTCTATAAGTTATTCTGTTGGAGATTTAGTACAAGGAACAGATTCTAAAGGATTAGTTAGAGATTATATAATTTCTAATATAAGTGAAACATACTCTAACGGTACAGAAAGAAGGACTAATAACTTAAATCAAGGAGATAGATTTAAGTATGTAGGTCAGAATGTTTCTTTTGATATATTGTATAATTTTTATTTAGAATTAGCCGAAAATGTTCAAGAAGATACTACGCCACCATCTCCACCAGTTACTGGAGGCCCAGACGGCAACACTAACAATGTTACTAGGACAGGAAATAATAACTCATCACAAAATGAAACTGTTTTCCAGCCTAGATAAATTTAAAGATAAACTATATATATAGATAATATGTCATTAGAAAGATTTACAAATAATATAGAGATTCTACAGTCTAATAAAAGACTGCAAGGTTTATATATTTCTAATGAAGACATAAATTCTTTAAACTACAAATTAGCTTATTTAGGAGATGTTTCTACACATAATTTAATTGTAGAAAGTCATTTGTATAATAATTCAGGTAATTATCTCAACTCTATCTACAATACGCCTTATAGATACTATAGTGAGTATAAGGACTTTTCTTTTGACTTGGCCACTTTATTTGATTCTCTAAATATTTTAAGTGGGGAGTATAAAATAAGTATGTCTTTCCTAATAAATATATTAGGAGAGTCTAAAAACCCACCTTTAAGTTTAGCGGAAATAAGTCCAGATAGAACTGAGGTTAAATTAATTGTAAAAAAATCTTATTTAGATTCTTTTCCGAACATAAGACAAGAAGTAGAGTATTTTAAAGAAGTTGCAGGGTTTATTAGATCTCAAGAGAGATTAAATAGTATAGCTGTAAATTTCGGTAGAAATTATATATTTAACGTAGTAAATATAAAAGTAGATTGTGAGGATGATTTAATAATATATTGTAAGTTATATTCTCCTTTACTTGATGATATAGCTTTGAACAGTCTATCTTACATATCTTTAAAAGTTTTAGAAGATTATGTAGAAAATGTAGTAGTACGTACTGAAGAAAGTGGCGGAGATGTAACAATACTAAGAGGCCCTAAATTTACAGATTGTAGTCCATTAGAATCAAGTAACGAAACAGATATAAAGAACTGGAATAATTTATTAGATTCGGATTCTTTAAGTGCTTCTAGAATAATAAATAGTGTATTATCAGGATCAAATGATGTAGATCTTAACTTAGATTTTACAGATTTTAAAAACTTTGTATTATACGGATCTGCTGAAGAGAGACTAAAGAACTATGACTACAAACTAAAGTTAATAGAGTACTATGATTCTGAAAAG